TTATTGCGAGGGTACACTATCAGCCTGCACGGTTTGCTGAATTGACGTTTGCGACGTTGCAGGCGCATCTGGGTAGTACTTCACTTTGATGGCAAAGAGAGTACAATATATAATAATGAATGCGATTGTAGCGATGACACGGCGCTTTGCATTTGAGCCACCTATGAAGTCGAGGGCGGTCTCTGGTTTCCACATTGCAAAACCATATAATGCAAATAGCGGGATTGTCACGAATATAGCTGGTGAGAAGTTCCCACTTGGCTTGATGCCGAAAATGGCACAGGCAATAATGAACAATACAATTCCAGAAACAATCATCAAGAGACGTGCAGATGATTTTTGACTTCTCACATCATCGGGGTTCGCGTCACATAGGGGTATATCATAATACTTATAACCCGACTCTGTTCGATATCCCCTTATGCCAGTCTTAAAACGCCTGTCAATAATCGGCACTTGCTCAACTTCATATCTCCTATACCTTACAGTATCTTTTTTGTAGTAGTGCAAGCCTTTGAAGAATGCCACTATCGAGGCGATGCCTAAGGTGAAAATAATCGCCACTATCCACATTGGCAAGTCCTTGCTTAAAGTAGGCACAAATTCGGCATTGCCACTATTGATTATTGTGGATCCTGGTACTGATGTGGGATTTTGCCCCATAGTAGACCCAGTGCCTCGCACTGGAACACTATGCGCGTCACCATAGACTTGATTACTGACCACTCGCCCGCCGTCGCGTCCTACCTGATTGACCGCTGAGCGGATGAAGCCTTTTGCCAGCTGTCCGGAAAAACTTGATTTCTTTGCCATGACTACTTGCCTTTTTTGAGTTTTTCATTTTCAGATAAGAGTGCATCGATGGCCTTTTGTTTTTCCTCGATGATTGTCTGCATTTCCCCAATAGTCGAAATGAGCTTTGAAAGTCTATCATTCGACTGATTGGAGATTTCACTATTGTACATTGGGCCAGCGCCGCGCATAAACCACTCTGCCGAAATATTTGGATTGGTAGAGAGTATTTTGTTCACGGTGTCGATACTCACGGCCATTTTGCCCTTGATTTGACGGTCAAGGGTTGTTTGATTTATGCCACAAGCGATAGCGAACGCTCGGACGCTCGTGTCATAGTCCTCGATGATTTTTTTAATACGAGATACCATATTCAAAACTTCTTAAAACTTAACAAAACTTAAATATCGGCCAAATAAGCCCGATACGGCTTAAAAATTGTGTAAAAGTTTGCACAATTAGCCGGATTGGGCTAACTTTGCACCAACAAACAAACTACACCGCAAAAGTAGGCAATTTGTTTGATATAACAACTAAGTTTCACTACAAAAATTCAACTGCAATGAAAAGTTTACAAACTGAGGTGCTTGACACCATCGCAAAGTACAACGGCATCGAGTTGCCGGACATGAACGAGGCAGATGTGCGCGACTTGTGCGCAGCACTGCGTGAGTATGCCGATTGGCAGGCTGACAGCATTAAGGCCTACGAGGAGGAAATCGTGCCTGAACTGAAAGCCGCAACCGAGGGACTAACCGATCAGCTCAAACTCGCAGAGGAACTCAAAAAGCAAAAAGAGGACGCTGACTATTGGCAAAAGGCATGGTCAGAGGTCTATGGCAAGTACAACGAGTTGAAGTCGCAACTGACTGCAATCTCAACCATCATTGCCGCCCTGACCAAGTAACCCACGCCGTAAGTCAAACCAACCTTGCCGCAGTAGCTCAGTCAGGAGAGCGCAAAGTAATATCGCTTTGAGGGCGTTGGTGCAAATCCAACCTGCGGCCCAAAATGCCCCAATCGGGGCGACCAAAGTAGAGTTCCTTGACATGTTGCGATGCCGCTGAAACTGCCATCGTCCAACGGTGGCAAGTCGAGCGATGAGCAGAGCCTGAAAGTAACCTAACCGCCATGACCCCTCAGGGCGAGCGGTGAACGGCAATAAGACGGAAGTCCGAGCGAGGTGAAGGGCGGGCGATGCGACAAACCCAGTTGAAAGGACTGGTCACGATGTGGCGGCGTGCAAGACCGTCACCGAGTAAAGAACCTATTTCGTATGCAAGTTAAGCAAACCATTATTATACCGTGCGTGCAAGGGAACGGAGAACCGATGAAGTAAGGATAAAGACCCCACTAAACGAGTGGCCTGAAAAATAGGCAAGCTCACCGAGGTACGCACACCTTAAGGGCCGGGTAGTTAAGCATGGAATGCCAAGTGCCAGAACGCCTCGACGAGAGGAAATGCGAGTTCGAGCCTCGCCCCGCGCCCCAATTATAAACCATAATAATATTTGATATGGAGAAAGAGCCAATCACACCCAAGTTGCGAGATATGCCGGTGGGCAGCTCGGTAACTTACCCTATTGAACGCTCTAACACCGTCCGCAAAACAATATGGACTAACATGGTCAAAGAGCGTGCCGAGGGAATGCGCTTTTCGTGCCAAAACGACGTGGAGAAAAAAGTAATCATAGTAACCCGGACGGCATGATTAAGTCAGTCAACCCCCAGGCCATTCATTTGGAGAACATACTCCTTGCTATGGCAAACAAGTCATTCTGCAAGACCGTCGCCGCCGATATTGTCGGTGGGCGCACGCGACTTGTGCGACTTGTCGAGAGCGGCGAGATACGCGCCACTAAGACCTCAACGCAACAGAACGGACGCTGGTACTGCAATGCGGCGGACGTGCTGAGGCATTGCAGGAATATGAGAAATAACAAATAAGTCAAACCAACTAACTGTAACAACAATGAAAGCATTAAAGACCATCATTGCGACGCTGCTTTTTTGCAGTATCTTTTTCGTTCCGAACGATGATGCGCCACTGTCGGTCACGTTTAAATGGTTCGGTTACGAATGTTGCGCCCTTTACGCCCTCTATCGCATTTTCAAGAGCGACGAGGTAAAAGAGGCGTGACCTTTCCGCCGGTGTCGTTCAATGTAGGACGGCAGCCTCATTGTTTACTGCTTCATCATAGCTGCAGATGTGGGCCCGATACCCACCACCGGCACAAAAAGCCCGTGAGGGTGCATAATAGTACATATTCAAAACGACAAACTACAACGCCCCACGAGTTGGGGCAAACCAACACGGGACTCGCGCCGATCAGCGGGAATTGTAAATCTTTTTTCATAAGGTATTAAAGTTAAAAGGTTAATTAGTTAGCGTGCCGTCGTCTGTGATAGGTGGCGGCATTGTCATCACTGCAAGGTGTCTCATTTCGTGAGAATGAGAACCGCACGGCGCGACATGGGTATAACGCCCCCACGTGCGGCATAGAACACCTTGCAGACCTATCACCACGAGTTGCAGTGGCTAAATGCAGCGACAAATAAAAAGCAGTTTAGTGGAGTGCTGGAGTGCACAGAAGAGCCGCGCCCACGGGTTGGGCATAACGTGCAGGGTGGCAAGCAGCCAAATATCAAGTGACCGCCCTGCACTTGTTTAATCATCATCAAATCATCATCACAATGAAAGAGCCAATCATCACAAAGAGCGTTTTCGCCGGCACGAGGTGCTACCACCTCGATGCGAGGGAGGATGTGAAGGGCGACCCCTATCTGCAAATTGTCGAGTGTCCTACCAACGGCAAGGGCAAGCGGCAGCGGATTTTCGTTCATGCCCAGGATCTCGACAAGTTCCGCGACGCGGTGAACTACATGGTCAACCGCTGCAAGGAGCTAAATGTCAGCAAACGTTAAGGCGTTAAAATGGCGTTCAAAATATTTGTGTCTATCGCCAAAAAACGCTATCTTTACAGTACAATTCACTTAAAGTCAAACCAATAAAAGTAAATGAAATGGAAGTACAGCAAACTTCATTCATGAGTGCCGAGATAAACGAGATTTCGGCAGCTCTGTCCGAATTTCAGGGCGGACTGAAACAACCTGAATTGAGTAAGGAGGTCAAAGTAAAGACTCGCACTGGTGGCGAGTACAAATTCAAGTATGCCGACCTCTCAACCTGCGTCAAAGCAGCCGCGCCGTCGCTCAAAGAGCATGGCCTCGCTGTAACCCAACTAATACTCAACGGCACGCTGGTTACGATACTCACCCACAAGAGCGGGCAGTGGTTCCGTAGCGAGGTTGCCATTGGCAACACCGCCGACTACCAGTCACTCGGCAGCGCGATTACCTACCTCAAACGCTATTCGTTTTGCGCTATCCTCGGCATTGTTGCCGACACCGATGACGATGCCAACGTTGCCTGCGGCAATGAGGCACAATTCGTTGAGAGCAAAAAGAAAGGCGCATCGGCAATCGCGTTCACTGGAGAGCAACTCAAACAAGCCATTGCCGAACTTGACGCTGCAACCACCGAGGCAGAGTATCAGGCAGTGTGGAACAAGTACTCGTCCAGCATTCCGTCGCTGTGTGCCAAAGGCACTGAGTTCTACAACGCTTGTATTAAGAAAGCCAACGAACTGAAAGCATGAGCAAGATTTCCCTACCCCAGTCGCCAGTAGTCTTTGAGGAAAACCCTCACGGCTACTGGCTGGAAGGGAAACGCCTGAGCGGTATCACTGGACTTATTCACGCGATACTCGAACTCGGCGTTTACCCTGACGCTGGCGATTTCGTCAAACAAGTCGCCATTCCTCGAGCCGGAGCCTACGGCACAGCCGTACACAAGTCCATCGAGATATACGATGAGATAGGCATCAAGCAGACCAGCCACCCTGCCATCGAGTACCAGACCACCAACCACGGCGTGCAGATATTCGGGCCATTCGATGTGTCGCAGGAACTTGAAACCTACATCAAACATCGTGAGGGTTTCGAGCCGATCGCTAATGAGTACACCGTTAGCGACAATAAGCAATATGCGTCCAATATTGATAATGTTTGGCGCAAAATTGCCACGCAAGGCATTTGGCTGATTGACACAAAGACCAACAACCTCGACTATTACCCTGGCGGCGTTGCAGGGCTGCAAAAATACCTCTCTTGGCAGTTGTCCATTTATGCCTATCTTTTCGAGCAACGGACGGGACTGACTGTTGAGGGACTTGCCTGCAACTGGCTACGCCACGGCGACGGCCACTTTTGGATTATCGAGCGCATTGATGACGGTGCAGTCAAGGCGTTGCTTGATAATACCGTCGCAACATTCAACTATGGTTGGAAGTACCGATGGACTGGCGACGATGATACGCTTGCAATCCTCAAAGGGATTACCGCTGACAGCGAGCTGCCGGCAGTAAGACCCAATCAGGACATCATCGCCCAGCAGTCAATCGACATGATCACGCAGCTGTTGCGCAAGGACGCAGAGCTAAAGCGCATCATGGAGGAGTTCAAAACCAAACTCAAAGCGGCGATGATTGAGCACGGCATCAAGTCATTTGAGTGCGAGGCGTTCAAGGCAACAATATCGGCTGATAGCGTTGTCAAGTCTTTCGACACTACGAGATTTAAGAAAGAGCACGCCGACCTCTACAACGAATATACCGTAGAGAAACCGCGTGCAGGAAGTTTCACCATTAAACTAAAGTCAGACCAATGAGCGTAAACAAAGTAATCCTCATGGGCAATGTGGGCAAAGACCCGCAAGTGCGTGACGTGAGCGGCACCAAAGTCGCATCGTTCACGCTGGCCACCACCGAGAGAGCCTACACCAAGCGCGACGGCACGCAAGTCCCTGAACGCACTGAGTGGCACAACATCGTCATGTGGCGCGGCCAGGCAGATGTTGCAGAGAAATATATCCGCAAGGGTACAAAGCTCTACGTAGAGGGCAAGCTGACCACTCGCACTTATGACAAGGACGGCATCAAGCACTATGTTACCGAGGTAGTCGTTGACAACCTCGAACTTTGCGGCCAGCCACCTCAACAGTCGGCACCGGCACCGCAACCGCAGTACCAGCAACCGCAAGCATACCAACCGCCGGCATATCAGCAACCGCAAGCATACCAGCCTGCGCCCGCGCCTCAGCCTGCGCCCATGCCGGCGGCTGCACCTGCCTACCAGCCTGCACCGCAACAACAGTACTACCAACCTCAACCCCAGCCGCAACCAGCCGCGCAACCTGCACCCCAGCAAGCTGCACCGCAATCCTACACCGGTCCTGGCGTTGATGACCTGCCATTCGGATAATGGACGCATCGACCACACTCACCAAGCGTGACGGCAAAGTGAGCATGGAGAAGTCACTTGACTATCTGTGCTCACTTTTGCGTAACGGTGTCTATGTGTTAAGCATCAAGCGCAAAGTTGAGCCTCGCACAGTGAGCCAAAACGCGCTCATGTGGATGTGGTTCAAGTGCATGGAAGATAGCACCGGCACCGAGAAACAAGACTGGCACGATTACTATTGCTGCAAGTTCCTTTTGCGTGAGACTGACATCGGCGGCAAGCGGTTCACTGTCATCGGCGGCACGTCGACGTTGAACACCGTCCAAATGTCAAATTTCATGGATAAGGTGCAGGCCGACGCGGCGACTGAATGGGGCATAACACTGCCCCTGCCAGCCGACCGCTACTATCAGGAGTTTATCAACCATTACAGATACAGATAACTATGAACATTACTAAAGCAAAACTTAACAAAGGCGGCACGTTGGAAGTCGCCTATATTGACGATGACGGCAATGACGTGTGCATGAAAGGCAAAAACCCAGTGCATGACGACTTGAAGGCGCGGCTCGTTGCGCTTGTGCCTTTTTTCGCGGAGCTGACAGAGCAACGTGAAGTGCCGATGATAGACTGGGACAACCTCGGCAGCGATGAGAATGCCGACCTTTTGCACCGTCTATCTGTGACTGGTGTTTCCATCAAGGGCGATGACGCTTTTTGCCAGTGCGTCCTTGTCGGTAAACGCACGCTATCGACCAGCAAAACTCTCAACCTTTGCGCCCCTCTGACTGGTTTCGACCCTGAGACCGAGACCTATGAGCGTTGTGAGGACTTGCGTGACGCTGTGGACGCTTTCCTCTATGAGGCGAAACTCTACGTCACTGAGAAAAAGTGGTCAGTCGTGCAGGTGGAAATCAACTTCGACGGCAACGCCGACGATCCGTTTGCAAGCGCGGACGCGACGAATGACGTGCCGATGGAGGAGGAAGTACCGGCATGACATGGCACGGCCGTTTTTCCTGACAGAAACGCCAAACACATTCAAACTCCAATTCGACTACAACCCGCGACTGATTGATGTTGTCAAGCGCATACCCAGTCGCCCACGTTGGGACGCTACCGACCGAGCGTGGATTGTTGTCAAAGAGAGCATCTCCTACCCACCCAACCGCGACGCGCGTTGGTATGTTGAGGCACTTGCGACCTGGGCTGTAAAATATCGCTATTGCAGCGATGTCAAACGACGCAACGAGGCAAGGGATATTGTCTACGAGTTGCCAGTGCTATCAACCATCAGCGGCGATCACTACATGTTGCTAAGTCCTTATGACTTTCAGTTGGAGGGTGTGCAGTATGCCTTGCAGCACAAGCGTTGCATTTTCGGCGACCAGCCTGGACTTGGAAAGACGTTGCAGGCGATTTGTGCCGTTGTCAAAGCCCATAAAGAGGCAGAGGTATACGGCGACACATCGCCTACTCTTGTCATTTGCCCTGCAAGCCTCAAAATCAACTGGCAGCGTGAGTTCAAGAAATTCGCTGGCAAGAATGCAGTAATCCTCGATGACAGCAACCGAGACAACTGGCATCGGTTTTACGAGATGCGCAAAGGCGACGGTGAGCCGCTATGCGACGTGTTTATCACCAACTATGAGAGCTTGAAAAAATATTTCGTGACTGAAATCAGGGAGCACTCGAAGTTGACGTTGCGGCACATTGTTTTTGATGAGCGCATTAAGTTGTTCAAGTCTGTAATCATTGACGAGAGCCACAAATGCAAGTCATCAAAGACACAGCAAAGCAAATTCGTCGAGGGTATCTGTAAGGGCAAAAAGTGGGTGTTTGAGCTGACTGGCACGCCGGTAGTGAACAATAACACCGACCTAATTCAGCAACTCAAAATCCTCGATAGATTGGAGGACTTTGGCGGTTATAAGGGTTTTGTCGCCCGCTATTGTGACGGTCCAAAGCAGTCAAGCAATATGAAAGAGTTGAATTGGCGGCTGTGGAATTGTTGTTTTTTCCGCCGTGAGAAAAAAGCGGTACTTGAACAACTGCCCGAAAAGAGCCGTCAATATATCGAATGCGACATTACCAACCGAAAGGAGTACGATGACGCAGAGCGCGATGTTATCCGTTACCTGAGGGAGTACAAACACGCCGACGATGACAGAATACAACGCGCCCTGCGTGGGCAAATCATGGTGCAGATGGGCATCCTGAAACAGATTGCGGCACGCGGCAAGATTAAGGCCGTGAGCGAGTTCGTCCACGATGTTATTGACGGAGGCGAGAAGTTAATCCTTTTCGCCTACCTCAAGGAAGTCGTGGAGGCACTCAAAGAGCAATTCCCCGATGCGGTCACTGTCACCGGCAGTGACAATATCAGGGAAAAGCAGCGTGCCGTCGATAAGTTCCAGGGCGATCCCGACTGCAAGTTAATAATCCTCAACTACAAGAGTGGCGGCACCGGCCTGACGTTGACGGCTGCGAGCCGAGTTGCGTTCATCGAGTTCCCATGGACGTATAGCGACTGCGAGCAAGCTGAAGATAGGGCTCACCGCAACGGCCAAAAGAACAACGTGAACTGTTATTACTTTTTGGGCGATAAGACGATAGACCGCTATATGTATAAAGTCATTCAGACCAAAAAGAACATCGCCAACGAAGTTACCGGCACCACCACTCAAATTGATGAGGACATAGTAAGTATCACAATGAGCTTGTTTAATGATAGGCTATGAGGCATTACAGACTCTACAAGCGCGGCAATGCCGTGTACATTCAGGAATACAAGCCGTCACTTTTCGGCATGATGTGGAACTGTGTGCACACGTTCACGCTCGATTGTGAGGAAGAGTGCCTGGAGATAGTCAAGCTGCTGAACAAGTGCAAAGAGAAATCACAGGACAATGACAAAGGAAGAGATAGCGAAACTTGAACAAACGTACAGCGAGAGCAAGATACAGCACATCTGCGTTTGTTGGTTCCGTGCCACATTCCCCCACGTTGCGGACCTGTTGTTTGCCGTCCCGAATGGCGGCAAGCGCGACCCGCGCACTGGGGCGATGATGAAGTACGAGGGCGCTGTGAGCGGCGTTGCCGATTTGGTGCTATTGTTCCCATGCAGGGGCAAGTCGAGCCTCTGCATCGAGATGAAAGTGCCGAAACGAAAAGGCAGCAGTGCCGGCACCCAGAGCAACCAGCAAAAAGCATGGCAGTCGCTTGTCGAGCAGTACGGGAGTGTTTATTGCGTGTGTCATGGCATTGTCGAGTTTGTGACGGCTGTTTGCACCTATCTGCACGTTGACCCCCAGCCGTTCATTCAACGAGTACTCGACACCTATGCGATTTACAGATGATGGCAAAGCAATCAATCACTATTCGCGCCGATAAGCTGGAGTTCCTCGATGCTATGAGCGACGCGCAAGTTGCCGCGCTGTTCCGTGCGATCAAGGCATATAAGTTCGGTGATGATGTTGAGCCATTCCTGAGCGATCAAATTGTTAAGGTCATGTTCATGCAGGTCAAGTGCGATGACGAAAAGCGAATTGCACTAACTGAAATCAGGCGTGAGATTGGGCGTTTAGGTGGTCAAGCAAGCGCAAGCAAACGCAAGCAAAACCAAGCAAAACCAAGCAAAATCAAGCAAAGCCAAGCAAAACGCAAGCAAAACCAAGCAAACGCACAACCTCCACCAAGTCAAGACGATACAGAGCAAAAAAACGACCAAAAAAACGAGAACGGCGGAAAAACGCAAAATTCGTGTAACTCATCTAATAGTGTAGTAGTAGATAATATAATATTAAATAATAATCAGAGTAAGGGCGAGTATAGGAGTGACACAATTCCGTTCCCCGAACCTCCAAAACCGAAAAAACGCCGCAAGGCTGTGGACGAAGATTTCAAGCCACCGACCTTGCAAGAGGTCATGGCTGTTTTTCGGCAGTCAGCCGCACAACTCCCTTCATGGGAAGATGAGGCACGGATATTTTTCTACCACTATGACGGGTTAGGATGGCGCAACACGCACGGCGTGAAAATCCGCAACTGGGACAGTTTCGCTAACAAATGGATATTCGACAAAATCAATGAGAATAAACGCAAACTTAGTAGGCAGGGCGATAAGCGAGCAACAACGGGCATCGAGCCTGAATGTGGACTTATCGAACCCTAAGGAAGTGGCACGGCTGAAATACGAGCTGCTTCAAAAACTGAAAGACCTATGCCCCGACTACGAGCTGACCGACACACGCAAACCGGTACTCAACGCACTCTTTTGGTGGTGTGTCATGCAGCCCGGAGAGCTCAACCCTCACAAGGGGCTATGGCTATGGGGCAACGTCGGCACTGGCAAGACTACGATGCTGAAAGCCGTCCGTGAGTTTTGCCACGACGTGCGACCGCCCGACCTCGAAGGCAACCGTTACGGATTTCGCCTGACACACGTCGGCGAGGTGTGCCGTGACTTCATGGACAAAAACTACCAAGGCGTGCAGACCTACATCGACAGCAGTAGGCAAGCCTTTGACGATTTGGGCACAGAGCCGCGACAGTTGAATTATTACGGCACGGTTGTAAACGTCATGGAGTACGTTCTACTGAGCCGATACGAGCGGCGCGACGCGAACTTCACACACGTCACCACGAACCTGTCACCACCACAGATTAAGCAGGTCTATGGCGTGCGTGTCTATGACCGCGCAAAGGAAATGTTCAACTTTGTAGAGATGGCAGGAGCCACATTCCGAAAATGAGCAAGATCAGATGCGTAGTTTACTGGAAAAAGTGCGACCCCAGGGCGATCGAGTCGCTGCGTGAAAAGTTCAACATTCCCCATTACACCACCGTCAATGGCGAAAGTCCAGTGGAGGTGGACAACGAACAGATGGAATTATTGAGAGAGTGCGAGCGTCGCGGGTTCCTGACAATCAGACCGAAAAAATGGTGTAAAAAAGGCGACCTTTTCGTTTGGTAATATCGAAAAAAAACGCTAACTTTACAGTGCAATTCATTAAAAGTCAAACCAATAAATTAACTGAAATGGAAGTACAGCAAATTCCGATTGGGCGAGTGAAACCATCGCCCATGAACCCTCGCAAAACCTTTGACGAGGGCGGGTTGCAAGAGCTTGCCGACAACATCATGCAGCAAGGACTATTGCAGCCTATCACCGTGCGACCTTTGAAGTCCACCGGCACCGACCCATTCGCCGACTGCGAATATGAGATTGTGTGCGGTGAGCGTCGCTATCGCGCATTGTTAATCATCGCCCAGGGCAAAGACGATTACAAAGTGCCCTGCATTGTGCGAAACCTCACCGATGACGAGGCATTCGACGCGATGATAACAGAGAACCTGCAACGCCTCGATGTTGACCCGATTGAAGAGGCATTCGCATTCAGCCAGCTTGTTAAACGAGGTGACACCACCGAGGAAATCGCCCTGCGTTTCGGTAAGTCGCAACGTTTCGTGACTGACCGCATCAAGCTAAACAACCTCATTCCCGAATTGCTGATGAAAGTCAAGGACGGCGCGATGGCTATTAGTGCTGGCATGATAATCAGCAAACTCGATGACGAGTTGCAGCGCAAATTCATTGAGCGTTACGGCAACTACCAGTCCAATATCACCAAAGAGCTGGCCGTGCGCTACTGCAACGAGATTTTCCAGTACATCGGCAATTCAGCGTGGGCCCAAGATGACCGCGACGATTTCGATGGCGGCTGCGGTGTAAGATGCGCCGACTGCCCGTTCAACACAATAAACGTCGGCTGTTTGTTCTATGAAATGAAAGCCGAAACGAGTACGGCACGCTGCACAAGTAAGTCCAAGTTCCTCGACAAGAAACTTGCCTACATGATGAGTCTGATAGATGCCCATGCAGATGACATTATCAAGGCCGGCGATCCGCTGGAGTTCGGCAAGATTGCCATTGTGAGCGACATTGCGAGTTATTGCCGTGACAGAGCCGAGGCGGAGAAATTCATCGAGCAAGTCAAGGCGAAAGGCTACGAGGTGTTCAAGCGCGATGACGTGTTTGCGACATACAGCCACTATGACCCAGACGATGAGCGTGTGCAGGCTAAACTTGCCAACCATGAAGTTTACCGCTGCCTCAACATTCAATCCTACTATCAGGGCGTTGACGTTGAGGAACGCTACTACGAGCTCAAGAAAAACATGGAGGGCGTTGACAATGCCACCATCGTCGAGGGCGTGACCGCTGCGAACCTTGCACAGAAGTACGAGGATATCACGCGAAAGTGCCTGCAAGACCGTGCGAGCGTGCTGTGTGCCCTGTTCCGTTTCAACAAAGACGCTGTCCGAAACGATGACCTGACAGAGGAGGAAATGGACGCTATCGTGGCTTACATGCTGAGCGAATGCGACTGGAATTTCCGTCAGGCATTACTTGACCACGGAGCGCGTCTGCCTATGGACGCTTACTATGAGTATGCAGTCAACCACCCCGATGAGCGCAACAAAATCATGCGAGAGTGGCTGCGTGTGCAACTTGCCACATTCAGCGATGCGAATGCGGTGACTTATAGCACCAAAGCCACCACTACCATTGCAGCCCAGTGGGTTCCCGATGAACTGAAAAAAGTCGAGGAAGAGCACATTGCCAAGCTGGAGAAAAAGACCGCCAAAGTCGCAAAGCAGCTTGACGATATGGGTTACACCACCGAGGGCAAGCGCAAATAATCAATCGAGTATCATCACAATGAGAGTGCCGGCAAACCGTCGGCACTCTACTTCATATATCACAATGGATTATTTGGAATTTCTTGAAACCAAGAAAGTGACCGCCAAAAAGAGCGGTTTCGATATACAAGAAAGCGACCTCAACCCCAAGCTGTTCGAGTTTCAGAAGTTTTGTGTCCGTAGAATGCTGCAAAACGGCAAAGGTGCGATTTTCGCAGGTTGCGGCAATGGCAAGACCCTCATGCAACTTGAATGGGCAAAACACGTCGCAGATCACGAACATCGGCCCGTGTTAATCCTCGCTCCCTTGTCGGTCAGTCGCCAGACGATTGCAGAGGGTGAGCGTTTCGGTTACACTGTCAAGCTGTACCGTGACATGGACGATGAGACGCAAATCGCAATCACCAACTATGAGCAGATAGATAACATCGACATTGAAAAGTTTGTTGGCATTGTGCTCGATGAGAGTTCAATCCTCAAGAACTTCACCGGCCATTACCGCCGAGTGCTCACTGAGCGTTTCAAGCGCACGCCCTACAAGCTATGTTGCAGTGCAACGCCGTCGCCCAATGACCTCAATGAGATTGGAAACCATAGCGAGTTCCTGGACGTGCTCGACGCGCCCGATATGCGCTCTAAATGGTTTGTGCGTGACGAAGGTATGAACAACTATCGTCTGAAAGGTCACGCCAAAGCGGACTTTTACGGCTGGATCGCGTCATGGGCTATCATGTTCGAGAACCCTGCCGATATCGGTTTTGCCGAGGAGGGCAAGTTGTTCCAGTTGCCCAAACTCAACTACTATGAGCACAGCGTCGAAGTTGCACCCCAAGCGGGTCAGCTTTTCGCCTCCGGCATTGTCAACGCAACAAACTTCAATGCAGAGTTGCGAAAGACGATGACGCAACGACTGCAGGTTGTTGCCAATCTCGCGAAAGAGACCGATGGCCAGGTACTCATTTGGATTAAGCAGAACAAAGAGGGCGAGGAATTGCGTAAGCTGTTGCCCGAGGCCGTCGAGGTCAAAGGCAGTGACAGCGATGACCACAAAGAACGCTCCCTGCTTGATTTCGCCGACGGCAAAATCCGTATCTTAATCAGCAAGGCAAAGATTTGCGGCTACGGCATGAACTTTCAGTCGTGCGGCACGCAGATTTTCGCCGCGCCTGACTTTTCATTTGAGGACTTCTACCAGCAAGTCCGACGCTCTTACCGCTTCGGGCGCAAAGGCGACGTGAACATTCACTTAGTTATCACCGACACAATGAGCAACACGAGAGATATTATTTTGAAGAAAGAGAAGGCATTTGAGGAAATGCAGCGTGAGATAAACGCCAACATCAACGAACAGCACTACGGGCTGTTGAACGACTACGACTACAGAGAGTACCGCGACGATAAGGTTTTCTTGATGAAGGGTGACACGACGATCGAGATTAAGCGCATACCCGATGCCAGCGTGGACTTAATCGTTTTTTCCCCCCCCTTCAGTTCGTTGTTCACATACTCAAACTACATTCACGATATGGGCAACAACGAAAGTCACGAGGACTTTTTCAAGCAGTACGCGTTTTTGCTCAAAGAGATGTACCGCATTCTCAAGCCTGGCCGCCTCATGTGTTGCCACACAAAGGACTTAGGCGTTTACAAGAACTCGTCAGGTTACACCGGCATCTACGATTTCACTGGTGAGCACACGCGCCACGTCCAAGAGGCAGGGTTCAAGCTGCATAGCAAAATCACTATTTGGACGGATCCAGTACTGGAGATGCAACGCACAAAGACCCAGCGACTGCTCTACAAGCAAGTGACCAGTGACAGCAGTAAGACCGGCATCGGTATGGCTGAATACATCACCATTTTCAAAAAGTGGGAGGGCGATGAAAAGGACTGGGAGCCTATCACCGCGCTTGACAAAGACAACTTCCCACTCGAAACGTGGCAGCGTTGGGCAAGTCCCGTGTGGATGGACATTCGTCGCACGGACGTACTGACCGCCAGCGAAGGCACTGAAATGGGCGATGAGAAACACATCTGCCCGTTGCAGCTGGGTGTGATTGAGCGACTGGTTCACTTGTGGAGTAATCCCGGTGAAGTCGTGTTCACACCGTTCCTCGGCATTGGCAGTGAGATTTACGAGGCGGTCAAGGCAAACCGTCGCGGCATCGGCTGCGAGTTGAAAGACAGTTATTTCGACGTTGCCGTGAAGAATATCCGCAAAGCGGAAATGAAAGCGGCACAACCCACTCTATTTGATTTCTAACATGAAGTATTACCTGAACCATTACCGGCCACCCCCTGCAAAGGATGTGACCACCTACCGAGAGAATTAACAAAGTAACAACCGCAAACAAAGTCACGATGATTAAACTGAACATTTACGCCATGAAAGCCCACGGGCAGGCCATATCACGCGGCGACTACCGAGAGGAAAGCTCGCCGATGATGCCCATCTGCCTCGCGAGCGTGAAATGGCGGCACCTGCACCAGGCACAAATGGACAGCAAACACCAACCCGAACCGCCGTCCCGTATCAACGGCTACGGACTGCGTGAGGAACTTGCCGTCGGTGAGATTGTGCGACTGTTGGAGTTCCTGCAACATATCGGGTGCAAAGACATCGAGGGCTTGATACGGCAATATATCGAGCGCAACTTGAAATAGTGGCCGTGTCGGTTGTTTAGTGATGATGACTAATTGTGATGATGGAAACAAAGACACAAAACATTTCAATCGCTTTGCTGGACTATAACAAGGGCCAGCTGAAAGGACTGCCGAAAAACCCGCGATTTTTCAGGGACTACCGCTATGAGGCGATGAAAAAGAGCATCGAGGAAAGCCCCGAGATGCTTGCACTCCGAGAGCTGATAGTGTTCCCTTACGATGACGGGCGTTTCGTCGTCGTGTGCGGCAATTTGCGTCTGCGTGCGTGTAGGGAGTTGGGCTACACCGAACTGCCCTGCAAGGTGCTTGACGAAAAGACCAAGCCCAAGAAGTTGCGCGAATATGCCACAAAGGACAATGTAAGTTTCGGAGAGAACGACATGGACATCATGCAGAACGAGTGGGACAAAACCGAGCTGCAAGATTGGGGCATCGAGTTCGCCCCCGAAAAGGAGACGGACGAGTTCAAGGAGCGGTTTGACTCGATTACCGATGACACCGCGCTCTATCCTCTCATTCCCAAATATGACGAAAAGTACGAACTGTTCATTATCCAGTCTGCAAACGAAGTCGATAGTAATTGGCTGCGTGAGCGGTTGGGTATGCAGCGCATGCGCTCATATAAGACTGGGAAAGTGAGCAAATCGAATGTTATTGACATCAAGGACGTGAGAAATGCCATTGAGAATAGTAATCCCCAGTCATAAGCGGCACGACAAGGTAATGTCAAAACGCCTCGTCGTTGACCCAATCATCTGCGTGGCCGAGAGCCAGGCGGATCTGTACAAGGAACACAATCCCGAATGCGAGATAGTCACCCACCCCGATAGCGTGATAGGACTCATTCCCAAGCGCAACTGGATGGCAAGGCATTTCGGCGAGTTGTTCATGTTGGACGATGACGTTCACGTCGTCAAGAGCCTCATCGCTGAGCGGGGCGAGACCGGCGTAGTCCGCGACCCCGAAAAAATCACCCACATCATCGAGAGCCTTTACGAGCTGGCCTGTATGCTGGACGTTCACCTGTTCGGCTTTACCAGTCGCATAAGCCCCGTGATGTACGATGAGAGCGGTTACTACTCATTGAGTAAGATGATTACCGGCTGCGCCTATGGCGTGCGTTACAACAAGAATATATGGTGGAACGAGGAAATCAAACTCAAAGAGGACTTTTGGATTAGCTGCTATGTGAAGTACAAGGAACGGCGCATACTGACTGACCTGCGTTACAACTTTTCCCAAAAGGGAACGTTTGTAAATGCCGGCGGTTTGGCCGCGTTCCGCAACCAGGAAGAGGAACGTCGCTCGATATTGTTCATAAAAAAGCACTTCGGCGACAGTATTGCACTCAAGGGCCCGACCAATAACGGAAAAGACAAAACGCGCTCGATGGTGCAGTACAACATATCCTGTAAGTTCAGGTACTAACGTTATCAAGCGTTAAGGCGTTAAAATGGCGGCAGTTACGTTGCCTATAAATCGCCAAAAAACGCTAACTTTACAGAAGAAAAAATAGCGAATATGGTACTCAGAACTATTGGCGGATATGATTTTTTTGAGTGTTCATCGGCCATGCAGAAAGCTATCCGCCGTGCCGATGTACGAGTTGCGGGATTTTTCGCGCTGGAATTGTGGTCCAGTGGCTATCGTGACTATGTTTGGAAGAGGTTGTTCACTATCAGTGCCGAGGACTGCTACGGACTTGTCACCCATGAGGTGGAGGCGTTGTGGCAGGGGCATGAGCTGGTGAACATCAATGCCAAAGAGCCGAAAGGGCGCATTTTCGTGAGCAAGGCCGTGCTGTTGCTGTGCGACTGCCGGAAGTGCCGCGATGCAGACCACCTGCAAAACTTCATCTACGACCGCAAGGACGTGGACGTGGAGCGGTGGATTGACGATGTGAGGGCAGAACCTCTGCCCGTGCCCGATTACACCTTTGACGTGCACACCCGAAAGGGCAAGAAGATGGGCAGGACGAAGGAGGAGTTCTTCAAGGACGAACTTGACGCGCTCCACCCTCGCCAGCCCGGACTATTCGACAACTTAATCTAACCGAGATACCGCTGCGGCCGCCGTGGCGGTATCTTTTCAATCATCATCAATGAAACGAAAGAGAGTTTATATCAGCGGGCGAATGTCGGGCGTTGATCCGGCGGAGTCGCAAGCCAAGTTCAAAGAGGCAGAGAGTTATTTGCGCAAGCGCGGTTTTGAGCCAGTCAACCCTTGGACGCTTGCCCAGTTCCGTAGCTTTATCGGTTGGGGCCGTCACCTCATTGCCGACCTCGACGCATTGCATGACTGCGACAGTATCTATTTGTTGCCTGGTTGGGAGCAGAGCCAGGGCGCGAACATCGAGTGGTTGTTTGCCCAAGGCGTGGGCATACCTGAATACCCCTTAATGCGCTACGGTAATGAAAAGAGCTGAACTGAAACGGCACAATGCCGACTACCAACGCTCCTACTCATTGGAGCGTGCGTACCTGCAAGGGTGGAACGATGCCGACGGCTCGCATTGGCGAGAACCGAGCGAGGAACCTGAAGACAATGCCGCGTGCCTATGCCTGACCGACCGAGGCTATATCCCCGGCGTGTACTTGAAAGAATACCGCTACTGGGAGGGATTTGGGCTGTGCTGGAACAAAGATGACCTCAAATGCTGGATGGCCATTCCACCCACAAACGTCAGTAAAAGTTAAGGTGCTAAAATGGTGGCCATTCTGTTTGCACAACTTGCTATTATACGCTAACTTTACAGTAACAAAAACTACAAGTCAAACCACTAAAAAACTGAAAGTTATGCAAACCACCGCAACCCCCACCACCCTGACAAAAGAGCTCTACATGGAGCTGTACAACTACCTGTGCGACCTCTTTGAGAGAGACGGCGAATGTGACGATGATGAGAAGTCGAGCCTCTACTTTGACTTCGAGAGCGAGGACGGCCACTACTTCATCAGCGGCGATGCCACGGCTTACTTCAGATATGAGGACGATAGCTTTGACCACGCTTTCGGCACCTGGCACGGAGGCCACTACGAGTTCGACAAACTCGATGAGGTGAGCGTTGAGAGTTGCATCTACGTTGACGACGATGAGAATGAGAGCGAGATTGAATTTGATTGCGAGGTATTCGCGCACCTGCACGATAAAACCACCGTCAAAATCAACGGCATGACCATCAATCGCGGTGACGTTGTTGTGGCAAAGGGATATTTCGGTAAATGGTTCCTTGCCACGTTCCTCTACTATGACCCCATCGAGGGTATTTACCACTGGAACACCGACAAAAGTCCGTGGAAGAGCGGCAAAAAGATGTTGCCGGCCACCATCGCCAACTGCGAGTTTGTCGGCAAATACTAAGTCAAACCAATAAACCAAACTGAAATGCTTAACGGATTTGAAAAGCAGACAGAGCCTCTGAACGATTACGAGCGCAACATCTTACTGCCGGTCATCGTGCAGGGGCTTCAAATTCGTGTCGGTGAACGTAACGCCGTCACGAACAGAAAGATGACTGTTGTTTTGCGTAATCAGGGCTACGAAATCAACGAGGCCAGAGTGCGCAAGTTAATCAACCATATCAGAAACCATGCCCTCGTCAAGCGTTTAATCGCCACCAGTAAGGGCTACTATGTCGCCACAAGCGTAGAAGCGTTGGCAGAATATATCGACACCTTGCGAGGGCGCGAGCAGGCCATTTGTGCCGTGCGTGAGAGTATGGAACATCAATACAACGAATGGATATGGGAAAAGACAAACCAATCGTGAGCATCAAGCAGCGTCGCATTATGGCGATGAATGACAAACTGAAGTACTTGCGCGGCAACCTCGAAGTGTACGAGCGTGCCGGATTGCGCAAATGCGCCGAGGCAAAGGCACTCATTAAGCAGATGAATGACATTATCTTCGAGCGCGACCGCGTAGAGCGAGAGGACAATGCAGACCGCCGCAATTGCACCGCTCACTTGTTGCTGTGCATTGCCGCTGCTGATTTTGCGTGTGAGTCGTGCAACCGCCTACTGAGCCAGTTGCAATCCACCTACGGCACGATACAGCGCGGGCAATATGAGTTCACCCAGTTACTTGCCGGACTTGCAAAGGACTTCGGCGCGTTGGTGTGCATGATAGACAAAGTGCGTGATGACCGTTTCAGTTACAATTTCGCCGACATGAGCGACGAGATAATGGACATGATGACGGCAAAGAACCTCGATGAGGCGATGGAGATAGTCAAGCGTCACCATGACGCGGGTAACGGCAACAATATCACATTCAGAGACAATGAACACTACCGAAAGCTCAAAGAGGCGCACAGTGAAGATTGAGTTCACTGACGATCAAGCCGACTGGATGAGGAAACATTACCCCACCACCTACAACCAAGAGTGCTGCGACTATTTGGGCGTGTCGATGCGCACGATGATTAGATTTGCACGTTCGCTGGGACTGACCAAAGACCCCGATTTTGTCAAGTCGATAAGTCGTAAGCACTGCAAGCTCATGCAGTCGTTGAACCGTGGCGAGGGCAATGCCGGCAAGGTCAACCTGATTAAGTACGGCCCGCGCTACCAATTCCGCAAGGGCGTGACATCTGTGCAACGCATCGGCATAGAGGCGTTGGAGGCTGCGAAAGAGAAAATGCGTGCGACCCGCAACGAGTTGATCCGCAAAGAGCGCATGCGCATTTCGTGGGGATTGCCTCAACGCACAAAGATGAAGTTAGTAGGCGGCGACCGTAACAAAATCGGCACACGCTATCGTTTGAAAGTCTGTGGTTACATCATTCCTGAGCGAGGTGCAAACGAGGCGTACTACACCAACGAGACGAACCGTTGCCAGTCGCTTGAACGTACCGCCGTGGCGCGTGGCATTCGTGTCTATCCGGCACAATGTCAGTAAACGTTAAGGTGCAAAAAAGGCGGTCATTCTGTTGCCTATAATCCGCTCAAAATGACTACCTTTACAGTAGATAATTCAATAAGTCAAACCAATTAAAAACTGAAAGTTATGAAATTTGCAGTATCAAGAACAAGCAACTTTCACAATGGCGATAAGCCATGTGACAATGCGACCATTCTCTGTAAAAACGAATGGGAAGAAACGCTATGGCAAATCGAGATTAACAGCCTCGATGAACTGTGCGAGTTCATCAACGAGAATGGCAGTATCGTCTTGTCGAGCCGACGCAGCAGCGCTTGCGACCTGTATGAGATTGAGATTTACGATGATTACCGAGAGTAACTATGACAAAAGCACAAGAAAACAAGGCTAATGCTTTCATGGATTATTCTGCAAGGCGTGATACCACTGGCGAAATGTGTAAGGGCTTTTCCGCCGGATGGGATGCGGCTCATTTGGCAACAGTCAATAGTGCGTGTGAGTCTTTCCGAACATCAATGCGACAGGCTGCAAACCTGTTAAACCTCATCAAGCGTGGTGCTGGCGAGATTATTGACATTGAAAAGTCCGTCGAGGCTTTTCGCAAAGCCTTAATGCCATGAGAGCGTGGATTGACAATCAAAAGGGAATAGGCTATGTGGTCATGTGGACGGAGGGATACAACCACATGCCGATACGCTGTTTCGGGCAAAACCAATCGGCTGCGATGGAGTTCCGCAACTGGCTCAACAACTGCACCGATGAGCGACTGCCGAGGTGGATAAAGACCTATGCCTCCACCTATGACCCACAAGTCAAATACACCTACCCTGAATTTAACAACAATCGGCCGACTCTGAGACGGCAAAAAGGAGAATGAACTATGTTAGTCGAACTTGAATTAAAAGTGACGTACACAGTGCGAGGCACTTTTGATATGCCAGACGATGTCGCAAATCGACTTGAGATTGGTGATGTTGAGTGCCCATCGGATTTCACCGAATGGTGTGCCGACAACATCAACGAGAGCGACGCGGTGGATTGGGAATATGATATTTGTGACTTTGATTTTGTTGACGATGAGAAAGGAGGCGGCCATGTGGGTTGACGGCCTTACGGTGACATTTGAAAAGTTCACTACGACATGGAAGAAGAGCGACCACACAACCATCGTCGCGCTATTCCGGGGCCACATCGTCGGCATTGTCATGGTGGAGTACATCGGCGGCGACAGGCTGCAGGCAATGTTGTGGAATCTGCAAACCGACAAGGAAATGCGCCGGCAAAAAATAGGCAAAAAGTTACTTGACCAAGCGGAGGCCGATGCCGCTGGACGCGGCTGCAACTCAATCTCGTTGGAATGGCGTGCCATTGACTCCGATGGTTGGGTGCTGGACTGGTACAAACGCAACGGCTACAAAGTAAGCGAGGACTGCTACCGGAGCTGCGCGATACGAATGACTAAAAAACTAAAAAGCAAAAGACATGACAAAGATTGAACTTGAAACACTTACTGCGCTCAAACGAGCCGCGAATGCCTACCTCGACCACATCGGCGAGGACATGAAAATGAGCCGCGAGCGTTTAGCGATTGAGCAACAGATGCGTAATATTACAGTTGAGATGGCAACGCGTCAACAGCCCGCTCCCGATGAGCTGATTTGGGCAAACCGCCGCTATGACATCGCCAAGCACTGCCTCGGCATGTTGGCAATCGGCACCGTTCCCGACATCATGGAAAAGCGTGAGATTACGCCTGCTAAAGCTGTGAGAACCGCCATCGAGTTGGCCGACGAACTGATTAAGCAACTGAAAAGAGGCGACAAGCGATGAAGGTATTTGTGAGACCAGCAACCGGCGGCAAGTGGACTGAATTAAAAGACCCTATAATGTCAGATATTTCAGTTGAACAACCTGAGTCACACTGGCAACCAAAAGTGACTGACACGGTGACGGCCACGTTCACGATAAAAAGAACGCTAAGCCGGAACGAGTATGCACACTTTAAGCGGTTAATGTACGGACGTTTGCCGCGAAAGCTGAAAAAGCGACTCAAAAAGGCATTTGGCATCAAAGGAAAATTGAGCATGGAGAAACTCTTAATCTGCAAGTCACTTGCAGAGGAAGGAGGCGTGTTATGAGCTGGGCAGAAGAGCAGGACTGGTTTGGAATGGAGGACGCTTTGGCATTGCGTGGTTTCGACGATCCAGAAGATGCCATTGAACGAGGCTATTGGATAATGTCAGATTGGGAGCCCATCCGCATTACAGCGATGACAGACAAACACCTCGCAAACTCCATTCGCATGATTGAGGAAGGCAGGCTCAACCGTCCGTGGGCGTTGCCATACCTTAAACGTGAACAACAAAGACGACTGAAGCTATGTTCAAGCAAGTAAAGATGTGGCAAGTCCAGTGTGACCGTTGCGGCCGTGGCTGCATCGATGACTACCTGGGCATTGTCGCATGGACTGACAAAGACAGCGCTGAGCAAGTCGCCCTCGACAGCGAATGGCGCAAAATCGACGGCAAGCTCTATTGTCCGGACTGTTACGAGATTGACGATGACACGGACGAGTACCGACCAAAACCGCCGATACGATGAGCGAACTGAATGATAAAGTCATCGGTGAAGTCGCCATGCACTACATGACAGTGCCAGATGACTTACACCGACCGACGAGAGAACGGCACGTTGCAGATGCACGCGCCGTTGTTTTTTACCTGTTGCACCGCCGCATGGGGATGAGCAGCACGCAAGTAGGCAAGCTATTCAACCGCAACCACGCCACGGTACTTGCCGCCGTGCGACGCTGCGAGGAATGGCTGACCATGCCGATGCTCAACCCCAAAGCGGTGAACCTGATAAGATACATAGTAAACGAGTACAACCTATGAACGAATGTTTAACATCAAACTATAACGACATGACAATAGAACTATCAGGACTTTATGGGTGGGTGATACTCGCCTTGTGTGCCATCGCCCTCATTGCCGGACTGGTGGCAATCATCGTCAATCTGTTTTTGCACATCGAGCGACAGTGCAAGCGTCGCAAGATACTGGGCAAGGGAGAGCAGATAACCGCCGACGCTGACGCGAAACTCGTTTACCTGCTCGAAGATTTTTTTTCGGTTGACGTTGCCGCCGAGCTGGAGCAGGCAATCGTTGACCCTTTCACCTCTTACGAGTGCATGGAACTAATCTACGAGAACATCAAATTCAAAATGAACAATGGAAGAGAGAAACAACCCGACCAGAGCGCAAATGATTGCGTTGCGCGATGAGGCATACCAGCACGCAAAAGAGTGCGGTTTCCACGATGAGACGCTATCGTTGGAGCACTTCCTTTGCCTGGTCATCAGTGAACTAATGGAGGCAGTCGAGGCCGACCGCAAAGGGCGACACTGCACCCATGACTTGAACTACATCTACGACGTTGAGGACGATGCGGCTTTCAACACGATATTCAGCACGCAAGTCAAAGATACCGTCGAGGACGAACTGGCTGACGCTGCCATTCGTTTGCTCGACATTTTGGGATTGTACGAGTGCGACGGATTGACGTTTCAGATAGCCGAGAAATATGGAACCCTGAACGGGACGTTCACCGAGATAGCGTTTCGGATAATCGCAATCATTACCGACCTCGTGCAACTTAACGAAATCAAAGAGGTAACGCTTGCTGGAATGCGTGTGCCGGTGACAAACGTTGCCGTCGAATGTATAGGCACCGTCTTGAATTGCCTGATGATTTGGGCAGACAGACTCGACTTCGACCTAATCAAGCACATCGAGATGAAGATGCGCTACAACCGCAACCGTCCCCACCTGCACGGCAAGAAGTACTAACCAAAATACAACAGACATGAAAGTAATGGCAATCATTGCGTCGGTGATTATGATAATAGTCCCGACCATCAGCCTCGCGATGAGCATCGTCGCGGGCAAGCGCAAAGCCCACACGCGCCAAATGTTCATCGTGGGCGAGTTAATTCCGAGCGTGATAATGTGGCTGGCTACAATGGCAGTCTACTTTTTCGCGGGAGTATTCAAAAACTTTGGACTATGAGCAAGCAGTTGAAATTTGTAGTGACTGGCAGCGAGGGCTTTATTGGTAAGGCCCTCACTGCCTTTTTGAGGGAGAAGGAGTACGACATCGTTTGCATAGACCGCGCATTCGGCGTTGAGGCATCCGACATTGACTCCATTCTCACACTGGAGGGCGATGTTGCGTGCGTGTTCCACCTTGCGGCGCAAACGTCCGTGTTCAACTCTGACCTGGAACAGATACGGCGCGACAACATCGACACATTCATGACGGTGTGTGACGCTTGCCGTGAGCACAACGTGCCGCTGGTTTATGCGTCGTCTTCGACAGCGGCCGAAGGCAACACAACTTCGATGTACGGCATTTCCAAGCGTTTCAACGAGGATTACGCCATGTGCTACAATCACGATGCCGTCGGCGTGCGTTTCCATAACATCTACGGTCCCGACCCGCGTCAGGGAACTCTACTTTGGCATTTGATGAACGACGACGTGGTGACGCTCTACAACAGTGGCCGCAACGTGCGTCATTTCACATATATCGACGATGCTGTGGAGGGGCTGTTGTATGCCTACAAAGAGATTAAGCAGTACAGCTGGGACAGTAGGAACCGAGTAATGAACGTGGCCAACCCAGACGCGTTGCCCGTTTGGGAGTTCGCCCGCCTGGTCAGTGAGCGCAACGGGGCGAAAATACGCTTTGAACGCCAATGGCGCGACCGCGACAATCTGTGCCAAATACTTGATAAAAGAATAAATTTAGTACCTTTGCAGTACAAATCCGTGCAGGAGGGACTTGACATCATTTTCGGTGTGGCGGACGGAGAGACACAAACCACATCGTAATGGGCAATATCGTCAACACTGAAATAATCCCTTTGAGCAAAATCGTGGGCAACCGTGGGCAGTTGGAAGGACTGCCCCGGAACCCGCGAATTATCAAAGATGACAAATTCCGCTTATTGTGCGAGAGCATAAAGGCACAGCCCGACATGCTCTACCTGCGTGAGCTGCTTGTTTTCCCAAGCGGCTCTAAGTACATTGTCATCGGCGGGAATATGCGCCACAAGGCAATGAAACAACTCGGCATGACCGACGCGCCGTGCAAAGTCATTCCGCCGGACACGCCCATCGAGCAGCTGCGCCAGATCTTGTTGAAGGACAATTCAAATTACGGCGACTGGGACACTGAGGCACTCGCGTTCGACTGGGAAAGCGGTGAGGTCATGGACTGCGCCATCGAGTTCGACGACGGGAGCGGATATCAGGAAAACGTCGAAAAGAAACGGCGTGCGTGGAAACGTGGCCACAAAAGCAGCGAGCAGCGTTGCGACCTTGTGCCGCGCTATGCGTTCCACCGCTCGATGGACTACGGCTATCTTTCGTGTTTCAAGTACAGCGAGGAGGGGTATTTGCTCTATGACATCAAGGAAAACGAGGAAAATATGCCTCTTTTCGCAGATCATGCCGTGAAGGTGCTGGCTCATTTGGGACTTCGGCACCTTGACGGCTTTTGCCTTGTGTCCGCGCCGAAACGCCGGCACAAAGAGCATAATTTCGCCGACGGCGTGTGTGAGATAATCGCCGCAAAGCTTGGCATTCCCTATTACACCGACATCATCAAGGTACTGAACAAAAACCGCACGAAACCGAAGATGGAGTGGGAGCCACCAAAAGAAAAGAATATCATCTTTTTTGACGATATTCTCACTACTGGTTCAACTATGTTGGCCTGCAACGCCCTCATGGAGGGCTTTAACGTGGTCAATGTGATAGGTATCAACAATCATCATTCATCGAGCAAAACGACATGAACGCGCTTGCCTTTCCTCTTTGCCCAGTCGATGGAGTACTTGGTTCCTTTGCTGTGTCCGTTCCAAAACGCCATCACCTCGTCCGCCGCCTCGACGATGCGCTGGTTGCGGATGAGCGGTGCCTTGCGGTTGTGCGCGGTGTAGTCGGGTTTGAAAACGACAAGCTCGACACCATGCGAGCGGGCGAAGTCCTCAGCGATGGCATCAACACCCTTTGCCCCGCCCGTGATGATCACGTCAGGGAGTTTCTTGATGTAACTGGAAAGGTCAAGCGAGGGAATTGTCCTGCTGCCTACGATAGCGAGTTTCATATCTTACAGTATTTTGTTGGTTGGTTTGACTTTACACTTGCAAATTTCGGCAAAATTCCTGACCTGCCAAAGAAAAAAGCGGGAAAAATCAAAAAAAATCGACTTTTCCCAAAAATAAAAATCGGGAGAAAGCAAAATACCGACCACCAACGGCAACCAATGCCCACTTAACGCGCCTTTTTCATTTTTTTATCACGTCATAAACACCATACCACTATGGCAACAAAGAAAGATAATACAGCCCCACAAAATGCAATAAAACGCAAAGAGCGACCGCTCACGCCAAAGCAGGAACTGTTCTGCCGCAAGTACGTCGAGATAGGCTACGCAAGCGAGGCGTACCGCGTCGCCTATGACTGCACCGGCATGAAACAAGCGAGCGTGTGGTCACTCGCTTGCAGGCTACTTAACAACGTAAAGGTTAGGTCAAGGATAGCCGAGATTGAGGCAGAGTATGCCGAGGCAAGCAAAATTGACCGTGCGAGGGTCATGGACGTGCTCTATGACATCGTGAAGTGCGACCCTGCCGACATCTACGAAGTCGATGAGGCAACCGGCAAACTGAAAGTCAAGAGCCCGCGCCAGCTGCCCAGGCGACTGCGCAATGCCTTGAAGAAAATCAAGAACAAGCGCGGCGAGGTGACTTACGAGTTCAACGGCAAGGTAGATGCGGCGCGTTTGCTCGCGTCGATGAACGGTTGGGAGGCACCTAAGGAAGTGAACACCCATATCATGACCGACGGCGCACGCAAAATAATAGATTTCAACATTCCTGACGATTAAGATGAAGAGTGACAAAATGTAAGTCAAGGTGAATTGTGGCAAAGTGACACGAAAAAATGCCACAAGTGCCGAATGTGTAAAATAAAGAGATAAAGCAAAATGACAGATGAGGTGGTAATATACCGTTTCGATTATCGCTGGTTTAACCCCAACGCGTTCCTATTGTTGAAGTACCTGCGAGAGCCCTCCGTGCGTTTTATCGTACTGTACGGCGGTTCGTCATCTGCAAAGTCGTACTCCACGGCTCAGGTCATTTTGCTGTTGACACTGCTCGACGGCGAAAACTCACTCATATTCCGCAAAGTTGGTAGCAGCATCGAGAAATCCATCTATGAGGATTTCAGAGTGGCGTGTGCCCAGATGCATTTCACAGAGTACTTCAAATTCACGAAAAACACCATCCGCTGCCTTACCAACGGCGCGAGGATAGACTTCACCGGCCTTGATGACAGTGAGAAAATCAAAGGTATATCGAACTACAAGCGCGTGCACCTTGAAGAGTTCAGCGAGTTCGATGAGAGTGATTTCAAGCAGATCCGCAAGCGACTCCGTGGCAAGCACGGACAGCAAATTAGTGCCACATTCAACCCCATTCGGGAAACGCACTGGATTAAAAAAAACTGGCTCGACGGTGAGAGTTGGCACGATGTGCCCATGTCGGTGACGATTGACGGCAAGCAGATACCCAAAATACTGACCGAGGTAAAGAGCCTGCGAATGAACGAGGCAAAGACAATCCTCAACCCTCGCACAGGCAAAATGACAGACCATGCGCCGGACATCGTTCTCATTCAATCGACCTACCTAAATAACTGGTGGGTGGTGGGCAGTCCTGGCGGCGACTATGGTTTCTACGATGAGCAATGCGTCGCCGACTTTGAGAAAGACCGACAGAAAGACCCTGACTATTATCAGGTCTATGCGTTGGGCGAGTGGGGCGTGATACGCACTGGCAGTGAGTTTTTTGCCTCATTCAACGTGGGACATCACACTACGGCGGTTGAGTACAATCCAGACTACCCGATACACATCAGCATCGACAACAACGTCCTGCCTTACATTTCAGTTACCTTTTGGCAGTGTGTAGGCACGGATGATATTCAGCGAGTTATGCAGTTCCATGAGATATGCGCCGAGAGCCCTAACAACACCGTCAAGCGTGCCGCGAAATTGGTGGCAAAGTACCTTAAAGGGCTGCATTACTCTGACAAACTCTACTTGCACGGCGATGCCAGTACCAGGGCGGCAAACACCATAGACGATGACAAACGCTCGTGGCTCGACTTGTTCACATTCACGCTTGAGAGCGATGGTTTCGAGATAGAGGATTGTGTCGGCAACAAAAACCCAAGCGTGGCGATGACGGGCGAGTTCATCAACGCCATACTCGAGGGCAATGTCCCCGGCATTGAGATTGCCATCGGCAGTAGCTGCACCGTATCGATAGAAGATTACTTGAGCGTGCAGAAGGACGTGAACGGCGCAATCCTCAAAACGAAAGTGAAAAACCCAACAACAAAGCAGACCTATGAGGAACACGGCCACCTGAGCGACACGTTCAGGTACGTTGTTGCGGATCTGTTGAAAGAGCAATTCACGCTATTCAGCAACCGCCGCAAGCGCAACCTCTACGCCCGTGACGGGTTGTTGCGTTTCTACAATCCTGCGACCGAGGCGACCGCTGCAGTCACACGCCGATTGCTTTATGTGTTGCCGAACTACAACGGCAAGCTGTGCATGTTGCAGGGCTGCAAAGTCGGCGACTATTGGCGCATCGTCGATGTGGTGTATCGTGAAAACACATCAACCAATGAGATACAGAACGAGGTTGCCAGCCGCGAGGGTGACTTGTGCATTATCGAGTGCGGTGAGGCTTATTACCAATTCGTGCGCTCGTTGCGTCAGTCTGTTGGCATGGCTGTGCGTGTGTGCGACGAGGAGCGTGACCCTGCACGGCGCATCGCCGCGACCAGCGACTTTGTGCGTGACAATGTGCAGTTCAATGAGACCGCCACCAACGAGGACGGCGACTATTCGACATTCATCAATGACTTGCTCGACTACAATGCCGACAAGAGCCGCGACATGGAGGCAAGCGTACTTTTGAGCGGGTTTGTTTCCTATGCCGTAAAAATTTAGTGTTTCGTCGATAATCAGTGTAATGGTGTTTTATTCAGTTAGTTAAATGGTGTTTTGCTATGGTTGGCAATTTTGAGATTTCAAAAAAAATGAACAACCGAAAAAAATACATTCTACATTTGCGCAAAAGAGTTACGACTCATGGATTTTATTCAAAAGCTATTCGGAGTGACGTTTGAGAAGAAGGACGCTGGCACGGTTCCAGTCGCCCTGCCTCCCGTGACGAATGCGCCTGTGCAACAGTCGCAGGGCAGTCGTTTGACGATTACCCCTGAAATGATTGAGGGCATATTGCGTCCCGAGTATGCCGGCAACAACTTCCTTGAGTTGTTCCGTTCCGTGCCTGAGGTGTTTTGGCCGATTGACTACATTGCCAGCCGCATTGCTGGTGCAAATTTCGTTGTCAAGCGGTCCAACGACGATAGCGTGGTGTGGCGGCTGAGTCACCCTGTCAATGAGATGCTCAACCGTCCAAACTGCCTCATGGGTTGGTACGAGTTCATTTACAACCACTTCGTTTACAAGCTCGCAACCGGCAACGCGTTTGTGCGTGCCGCGATGGGCGACCACCTTGCCCCAGATGCGCTGAAGTGGAAGTATTGTGACACGTACTGGAACTTGCCGAGTGACCGTGTAGAAATACAGCAAATCCGCCGGACACGCTATGTGCCTTTGTTTGGCTACACGCCCAACGGAGTTGACGACATCATCGACGGTTATAGGCTCAATAACGGCACGATGGCGTGTGAGGAAATACCTGCCTGGCAGGTGTGGCATGACCGCGACGGACTGCCGAACTATACCATTAACGGCGGTTTCTTGAAGTCACTGAGCCGCCTCGCGCCGTTGAAAAAGCCCATAGGCAACCTCATAGCCGTCTATTCGGCACGAAACATTATCTACGTCAAACGCGGCGGTGTAGGTTTCATCGTGTCACAGATGCAGGATAAGACCGGCACAGTTGCGATGACAAAAGATGAGAAGAGCGAGTTCCTGCAAGAGCTGACAGATACCTACGGACTGGGTGAGGGGCAATTCCCATTCGGCGTATCGTCCTATCCGCTCGGATTTATCAGGACTAACCTCTCGATTAGCGAGCTGCAGCCCTTTGACGAAACGCTTGCCGACGCGATAGCCATTGCAGGTGCCTACGGCATTCCCAGTGTGCTTGTGCCGCGCAAAGACCAATCAACGTTCAGCAATCAGGCCACCGCCGAAAAGACCGTTTACAGCGGCACTGTCATTCCGCTGGCAAAGCGTTTCTGCAAGGACTTCACGGCGTTTTTGCGCATGGAAGATGGAGGCAGCAAGTACTATCTCGACTGCGATTTCAGCGGAGTGGACTGCCTGCAGCAGGGACTGAAAGAGGCGGAAGAAGTCAAGTTGTTAGTCAACGGGCGTTGCGCCGATCAGTTCAACAAGGGACTGATTACATTGAACGACTGGCGAGCCCAAATCGGCGAGAGCATGATTGACGAGGCTGAATTGCCGCTTGCCAGCAAGCTCAAATGGCAGATGACCGATGACGAATTGGCGCATATAAACCGAGTTTTCAACTCGACAACAATAGTTAATAACAACAATAAAAACCAACAGCAAGATGGGAAAGACCAACAACCCGACCCGGGAAAAGGCGATGACGTACAAGAGTAAGTGGTACGACATCAAGGCGAAGGACGTTGACGAGCAGGAAGGACTTGTTACTGTTGCGGTCAACGGATTAGGCATCAAGGACAGCCAGGGCGACATCTCCATGCCCGGCAGTTTCACCAAGACCCTCAAAGAGGGACTCAAGCGCATGAAGTGGTTTTTGGATCACGACGTGACCAAGCAAATAGGCGTGCCTATCAGCGGCGCGGAGATTGACAACCACCTCGTAATGACCGGCAAGATTGCGAAAAACACCGCTCTCGGTCACGATGTTTTGGAGTTGTACAAGCTCAACGCCGAGTGCGGCCATACGATGGAGCACTCCATCGGCGTGCAAGCTGTCAAGCGTGACGAGGCCGACCCTGCAAAGGTGCTTGAGTGGCGAATGTTCGAGTACTCGACCCTCATGGGTTGGGGCGCGAACCCCTCGACGTTCCTCGTAGGCATCAAGTCCGCGACCGATGAGCAAGTGCGCCATGCCGTGGAGTACCTGCAGCAGGCACTGACCAAGTGCGACCTGACGGAACAGTTAAGCAAACAATTCGATATGAACCTTACGTTAATGCTCAAAGCCCTCAATGGCGGAACGGTAGTGACGTGCCCCCATTGCGGCCAGCAGTTCGACTACGACGCTGAGAGACTGCACACATACCAGCAGCAAATCCTCGACGCTGCAAACCAGTTCATCGGCTGGATGACCGACGGCATCGTGCATGAGCGTGTGCAAGAGATGGAGCCCGAAGTGCGTGCCGATGTGGTATCACTGATTGACACGATCGCCTCAAAGGACGGCATTGCCAATATCACGGCAAAGAGCATTGAGGACTTCATGAACTATGTACGTTGCCCTCATTGCTGGGGCAAAGTGTACCAAGCAAACAAACTTATTCAGGACACCCCCGACGAGGGCAGCGTGACCGAGGAGCCGTCAAGCGACACTCCGAAGAGCGACACTCCCGACATCGAGAACAAAGGAGCCGCCGACGAAAATGGCACTCAGTCGTTTTGGGAAAGCCTTAATAGCGTGATTGAATAACCATTAAAAAAGTTTTCACTATGAATGACGAATTGAAGAAAGAGCAGGACGCTTTCCTCGAAAGAATGGAGGCGAAAATGCATGGCATCGTTGACGATGCAATCAAGGGCGTAATCACCAAAGACGACGTTACTGCCCAAGTGAACGAGGCACTCAAAGCTTTCGAGAGCGAGTTCAATGTGAAGGCCGGCGCAGAGGTCAAGGAACTGGCAGACCAGATTAAGACCCTCGGCGAAAACATCGCAAAGATGAAGTCCGTCGGCGTTACCAACGAGCAACTCTCGAAGTTCAGCCAGCGCATCGATGAGATGTACGAGAGCGAGAAGTTCAAGGACTTCATCGAGGGCCATGCCCGCAAGTCAGGTGTGTTCGGCGGTTTTTCGCTGAAGGACATCACCCCCGACAGCATGACCAACGACTACACCGGCACGCACCTCATCACCGACCAGCTCGGCGTGATTGCCAACAAGTACGCTCCCAAGCGTCTGCATATGCGTGACGTGCTGACCGCACTGTCCGGCGATCCCGCATTCCCCAACCTCGCCTACACCGAGATTGAGATGATTGACCGCAATGCCCGCTATGCGACCGAGAACGGCCGACTGAGCCAGTCGCACATCAAGGTAAAGGAACAGAACGTAAGCGTCAAGCGACTCGGTACTTTCCTTGCCGTGAGCAAGCGAATGCTCAAGAGCCGCGCCTACATCAAGTCGTATATCGTCGCCATGTTGCCTGAGGCAGTGTACTCGGCTGAGGACTGGAATATCCTGTTCGGTGACGGCAACGGCGAGAACCTCGAAGGTATCGCAAACAAGACTGGCGTGAAGAGTGTTGAGAGCATCGTCACCGAATCTGTCGTGACGGGTTCCGCTGGTTCGGTTAGGACTGTGGGCGCGTTGAGCCTCAACGCCAGCAACCAGCCCAACGCCGGCATCGTTATCGAGTTCACCAATCCTCAGCCCGATATCCTCGACGGTATGAAGATTACGTTTGCCAACGCAGTCGTTAACACCGACCTCAATGGCACGCACGACGTAATCAAGATGAATGACCGCCAGATCCTGTTGCCTGGACTGACCCTGAGCGGAACCGAGACTGGCGTGTCCAGCATGACGTTCAGCGTGAACAACGGCGGTTTCCAAAGCATCGACGAGCCTAACAGCTTCGACGTGATTAAGACCGCTTTCGCCGTCATGACCTATGCCCAGTACAAGCCCACCGCCATCGTGCTCAATCCTATCACTGTCAACATCATTGAGAGTGAGAAGGACACCCTTGGCCGCAACCTCGGACTCATTCAGGAAGTCGGCGGCGTGAAATACATCGCTGGCCGTCCCATCATCGAGTACGACGGCATTCCTGCCGGCAAGTACCTCATCGGTGACTTTAGCCCCGTTGCCGCAAGCATCGTGGACTACACCAACCTCCTGCTCGAATGGGCAGAGGACATCGAGAGCAAGCTGACCAACCAAGTCGTGCTGATTGCTCAGGAGGAAATCATCTTCCCGATTTACAATCCTTGGGCATTCGCTTACGGCGACCTCGCCACCCTGAAGGCCGCCATCACCAAGCCCACCGAGTACGACATCCGCGTGCAGCCTACCGCTACCGTTGGCCACACCGACGGAAGTGATACCGTAGAGCTGAACTACACCACCAAGCCTCTCGGCGCAACCGTGACCTGGACTTCAAGTGACTCCTCTAAGGCCACTGTTGCTAACGGCGTTGTGACTGGTAAGTCAGCCGGTACCGCCATCATCACCGCATCGGTGAGCGACGGCACGAACACGTACACTGACGTTTGCGTCGTAACTGTTTCCTGACAATGAGATACATCATTGAAGGGCCGGCCACAGGCAAAGTACTTCAAGAGAACCGCATCCGCATTGCGAGAGGGGAACTCCGTGTTACCCCTCTCGCAGGGGCGGTACCCAACCTCGACAGCAAGGACGCGCCAGTAGCCGACGACAAACAAGTCACGCCAGACGACAGCAAGCAAGTGAGTGCCGATGACAGCAAGGAAGTTTTACCGACTGACGAAAAGACACCTGCAAAGGTGGGCGCAAAGAAGTCGGCACGAACTGCTAAAAAGTAGGATTAACCATGCTTATAGATGTTTCTTATTTCACCAGCGGCCCACGGCACATCGTTAATGCCACGGCGACGGCGACCACCTCACAGAACTCGTTGAGCGTGAACGCTGCGATAGTCGGCTACATCCGCCACTATCAGCTCGCGTTCCTTTGCGAGATGTTGGGTGACTCGCTTGCCGTGGAGATTGACGATTACCTGAATGAGAAAGAGCAAGCCGAGAAAGCTACAAACGGCCAGACTGCATTTGAGCCAGTCGAGCGGTTTGAGTTGCTGTGCTCGAAGTTGCGCGACTCATTCGCCGATTACGTCTTTTTCTACCTCATGCGTGACGCTGGCACCCAGGCGACCGAGCGCGGCGTTGTCATTTGGAAGAATGAAAATACCGTCGTATCGCCTTTGCAGCGTCAGGTGAGCGTGTGGAATGAGATGGTGAGCAGAAACGTCCGTTTCAAGGCGTGGGCGGCTATACATGAGCCGTCCGTGTCGGTGTCGAGCAACATGACCAGCCGCGTAAATCCCTACAACCTATGAGCAACGAGATAGTAGACATATTCGCCGACGTGGTGGCAAAGGTGAATGACGGACTGCGTATCACTGTCCCGACCGGCTATGACCCTGACACGTTCAGTGAAATCGACTGCCCCGAAGTGGCCTACGTTTTCGGTAACGGGCGTTACTTCAAGGACGATTTGGACGATAAGAGCAAGGCGGAAATTACCAGTGTGAGCAAGTTCCCAGTCGTGTGCCTGTTCGCGCCGATCAAGGAAAAGCGCAATCAGGAAGACCCGACGAAAAACCAGTACTACACCACGGCGCGGGTAAGTCTACTAATCGCTTGTTCAAGTGTGAAGGAATGGAACAACGAGCAACGCAAAGTCTATTCGTTTGAGAATATCCTGCGTCCCATCTACCGGCGACTGTTGGATGAGCTTGCGAATGACCGTCGCCTCGATTGGGGCTATGGCGGCAAGATACCGCATGAGTACTCCGAGAACTATTCGTATGGCAGATATGGAGCTTACGTCGACACCGACGGCCACATGGTAAGTGAGCCCATCGATGCCATCAACATCGTGAATTTGCAACTGAAATTAAAACCGTTAAATAATTGTTCAAGATGAGAAACATTAGAAATTGTACTGGCAGCAACCTCGATACCGGCGTATCGAAGTGCCCTCTTGACCTCGCCCACATCATCGGCGCAATCGTCGTTGAGCCCGGCACCAACTTCCCCACGAGTGCGACCGCCTCGACGCTTGAGCAGAAATGCCACGCCGACCGTCCCGACCGTATCATGCCCATTCTCACTTTCGTTGAATACGCGAAAGAGGGAGGCGAGCCCAACGTGAGTTCAGTCGGCTATGGCGGCAACCACGTCGCCAACATCGGAGCCCGCACCGATACGTTCACGCTCGATAAGTGCTATCCCGACCTCGCGGCCGCGTTGAGCAAGTGCATGAACAAGAAGTTCGAGGTGTTCTACTTCGATGAGAATAACGTCGTTTACGGCTTGCAGAATGGCGACAACCTGCGCGGTTTCCCCATCACCACGCTCTATCCGACTATCACGCCTCACCCGACCAGCGGCAACCCTGCCACGCTCACCGTGTCGTTTGCCTTCGAGGACGCCCGTGACGCTATCGAAGAGTTCGACTACATCGAGCTTGACTTCAACGTGAAGAACTCCGTCTATGGCCTGACCGTCGTCGAGCTTGTATCGACCGGCGAAACCAACAAGTACAAGATCGTTGAAAAGCAGGGCGGATATGACGTGACTGCCAAGTATGCAACCGCGATCACCACCGCTCCCACTTCGATATTCAACAATGTCAGTGCGGCCTCCTACGACAGCGCAACCGAGACGCTGACCCTCACGCCCGTCGATAACGGCACGCCGTCGTTCAAGGCACCGTCTGCCCTGTACACCGCCGGCGTTAAAGGCATCGTCGCTGCATGACAGTCGAGGGCGTAAATTTCGTCGATGAGGTCTGCAAGTCGATGACCAAGGAGGAATTTGTTGCGAAGTTCGTCGACGTGTTTTGGACCGACCGACCAGTGAAAGAGCGCAAGAGGATTTTGAGTGACACCTACTCGTTGCTCAATCCGCCTGCGAAACCCAGAAAGAAGTGACTAACCAACGGGCGGTGTGACAATGCGTGACACCGCCCTAATTTTAACTGCAATGGCAACGTTAGATGAAGTCTTTGACGCTGTGAAGAAGTGGACTGACAACTTTACAGACAAATGCCTGGAATGCATGGACAGCAATCAGGGCGTGTTTGTACGCTCTATCCGTGAGCAGATGTACAGCGGTTTGAAAGGTGACGGCACATTCATCACGCCCGACTACGATGATGATCCCTTTTTTGAAGAGCCAGGCATGTGGTTCCACGGCAGCGAGCGTTACAAGGCGTGGAAAGCTGAGATTACGCCCCCTGCGCCTGGCTATATGTTGGGACTGCCACCGCGACCGCTCAACGTGCCAAACCTATTCATCAATGGCAAGTTCCATAGCGAGGTCTATTCGCAAACAGACGGGCAGGAGATTGCTATCAAGGTTGAAGAGACCGGCGACGGTCCCGATATTTTGAGCAAGTACGGCGACGAGCTTTTCACTATCGGCGACCGTGCGACTCAATACTTCAATGAGACCTATTTAGAGCCGCATTTGCAGGATTTTTTTAATGATTGTGGGTTATGAGTTGCGGCTGTGACAATAAGAAAAAGGCAAGCGAGTACGAGCGAATGCGGAGGCTTGCCAAGGCGTGCGCCGTCATGGAGGGCTGCATTTTCGAGTTGCGCCGCTGTGACGATGGCACATACACCTTCAACCGTGTAGGCGTTGAGGGCAGAGGAGTAATAATCGAGTACGTTCATTATCTTTAACCACTATGGGTATCAAAATAAATGACTTAGTTGACCCCCAGGCGATGACCCAGTTGCAGGACTTGGGTGTGAAGTTCGACGAAATCAAGCAGAAATATGTGCAGATTGCACAGACGCTCATTCAGGGCATCAATATCAAGGTGACTGTCATCGGTGACTTGGATAAACTTGACGCGCTTGTACGCACCACGTCGCGCGACTTGATTGACACGTCCAAGCAGATGACCGCCGCCGTCGAGGAACAACAGCAGGCACTCAAACGCACGACGGCTGTTATTGCAGAGCAGTTACAGAAAAACGCACAATATAATTCCTCCGTGCGAGAGCGAGCCAACGTCGATAAGGAGGCGATGGCCATTGCCAAGAGTTTCCTCGGTGTGTACGATGAGCGTGCCGAGAAGTACGCTGAATTGTTGCGCATCGAGAAAGAGCAACGCCAGGCTATCAATGAACTCAATAAAAAATATAAAGAGCAAAAAGTAAGCACTGACGACTATGAGGCACGGCTAAAAACATTGCAGCAAACATTGCGTCGAGTGACCGCCGAGAAAAAGGAAGTCGCAAAAACGATGGCGATAGAGGAACGGATGAACGCCACTGCCAGCGGCACCTACGACAATTTGCGTCAACAACTTGAGTTTTACAAGTCAGCGTTAAAGCAGATTCCGCAAGACGCACTTGCAACACCTGAGGAACAGGAGCGCATTCAGCGTTTACGTGACGCTGTGAGCGATCTTGTTACTGAATTGAAGTACCAGGGCGAGTTAATGGGTGAGCATCAAATGAACGTCGGTAACTATGCGTCCGCGATGGGTGGTGCCGGTGTGAATATCAAGGAAGTGAACCGCTACCTCGAAGATTACCGCGTCGCCACCGTCAACGGCAAGGCATCGACCGAGGACATTGCCCGTGTCATGGGTATTGAGGCCACCACAACTGAACAGCTCATAGCGCAAAACAAGGCACTTACCACCGCGATCACGCAAGTTGACCAGAGCGAGGCCGGCGCGAAAGACACCATTGACCAAATGAACGCCAAAATCCTCGAAAACAAGCTGAAGATTTTGGACGTTGATAGTGTCATGGCAGCGCATGCCACCACCCTCGAAGAGGCAAAGGCGCAAAACAAAACGTTGTTGCAGGCTCAACAATTACTCAACCTGACCACTGAAGACGGCAAGGCCAAGTTTGCCGAATACGGCCAGCGCATTGCAGAGAATAGGCAGTTCCTTGCAGAACACGCCTCGGCATTGAGGGAGAATGAGGAGGCAAGCAAGTCGGAACTGAATGCGCTGGAGGCTGCAAACGCTGCACTTGCGACGCAGGCCACCACCATAGCCGAGGCAGAGGCACAAAACAAAGTACTCAACGCGGCGATTAAAGAGGTCAATATCACCGAGGAAGATGCGATAGAGCGTATTGCCCAGTACCGCGCCAAGATTGAGGAGAACGACGCTACTATCTCGAAGTTCAACGGCAAGCTCATGGAGAATGAGCAGCTATTCCGCAGTGCCGAAAATGCGCTGAATACCGATGCGCAAAGTGCCAGCGAGGCTGCAAAGCAGAACGAGATACTTGCCGAGGCCATAAATCAAGTGAACAAACATGCCGATGGAGCAAAAGAAAAGATAAATCAGTATAACGCCAAAATCAAAGAGAACGAACGTGTAATCCAGTCCAATCAAAAGGCAAGCGAGGGCATGGTTAATACGATGGCTCAGATGTTGGGCGTTAACACTCGTTTCGGCACGTCGATGCAGTCATTGGCCACCAGTGCGGCGAATGGAGGCAACGTGATTACGGGACTGACCACGAAAGTGAAGGCATTTGGCTCAACCCTCACTGGACTGCTTGCAAATCCATACGTCCTTGCGTTTTTGGGCATCGCCGGAGTGGTGGCAGGTTTCAAGTGGTGGTATGACTACAACAAGGGACTTGTAGAGGCCAGCCGACTGACAAAGTACTTCACTGGACTGACCGGCGACAGCATGAAGTCCGTCCGTGACCATGTGCAGGCAGTTGCCGACACTTTCGGCAAGGAATTTACCCCCACACTCAAAGCGGCAAACTCAATCGCCAAAAATATGGGCGTGAGCGTTGATCAGGCCGTCGATTTACTTGCAAAAGGTTTCGCCGCAGGCGGAATGAACAGCGAGCAATTCCTTTCCAATCTTGAACGCTATGCGCCCACGTTCCAAAAGATGGGCATGAGTGCGGAGGAATGCGTCAAAACGATGGCACGTCTCGATACGGCAGGCGTTAATTCGTCACGCGCCCTCACCGCCATGAGCAAAGCATCGTTGCAGTTACGCACCATGAATTTAGGCACGTCTGATAGTCTGAAAGCGATTGGCATTGACGCGACCAAGATGACCAAAGACATTCAGACTGGAAGTAAGACTACCGCTCAGGCATTGGCGGAAATCGCCGAAAAGGTAAAAGAGACCGGCAGCAACAGCCGAGAGGCGGCCGCCGTCATGAAAAACCTATTCGGCGCACGCGGTGAGAGTGCCATCGGCGAGGGGTTCCTCGACTTCCTTGCTCAGTCTAATCAGAGCATGGAGGAGTTGTTGGGCAAGGAAGATAGCTTGCAGCGGCTCAAGCTGAAAGAGGTTGAAGTAGAAAAGGAACTGAATGACGTGGTGGCATCGTTGTTCGATATGACCGACGGCGGTTTTGAGAGTGCTACCACCAAGTGCAAGATTTGGATTAAGGAAGGACTCATTAAAGCCATTAAATGGATTGTTGACATCATTAACTACTTCATTGACCTATACAATGAAAGTACGATGTTTCGCGGTGCCATTGAGAACCTCATTGCATACTGGAAATTGCTATGGGAGGTCATCAAACTTGCCTGCAACTTGATTATTGACGCTGTTAAGGCTGTTGGACGCAGTTTCAAAGGGTTAGGCACAATATTGGAGGGCGTATTGTCATTCAGTCCTGAGTTGATCAAGAAAGGACTTGATGAGATGCTTGCAAACTTCAAAGCGACGTGGGGCGAAATCGGAGCTGATATTGCCCAATTTGGGCGCAACGCTGCGCAGGGTTATGTAGATGCGTTTAACAATACTATCAAGCGCAATCATATTGAGCGCATAGATGTAAGCAGCATCAGTGACGCTGATGTGGGCCCGTCTGGCAATGGCGTTGCCACAAATCCAGTCGGCGACCCAACCGAGCCGAAAGCCAAAGGTGGAAAAACCAAAAAAGACAAATCGGCTGAAAAGCAGCGTCAGGCCGAACTCAAAGCTGAAGAGGCAGCACTGGAGGCAATGCTCGAACTTGAAACCAACTATCACAAGAAAGAGCTGATTAAAATCGAGCTCCAATACACGAAAAAAATAAACGCCATCAAGGGCAATAGTGCAAAAGAGCAACAAGCGCGCCAGGCATTGCTCAACGCTATGAACCATGCCCTCGCCGAATGCGAGTACAACTATCAGGTGAAACTCTACGAGACCAACACCGCAAACCGCCTCGCAATCGCCGAAGAGGGCAGCAGGGAGGAGCTTGACATCAAGCTCGAACAACTCGCAAAGCAGCACGACGCAGAGTTGCGAGAGGCGGAACGCACCGATGCCGACGTGGAACTGATTAACAAAAAGTACACCAAGCAAGTTGCCGACCTTATAGAGGATTACAACAAAAAGCGACTTGCAAAGATGGCAGAGACAGCCGCGACCGAGCAGGTAATCCGTGACAACGCGCTGAAAATGGAACTCAACAACCTGCGAGAACTGGAGGCAAAGGAATTGCAGATGGCCGGAAACAATGAGGAAAAGATTGCCGACATAAAAGAGAAATATGCCGACTTGACCGCACAGATGCAGGAACGCTATGCCATTGAGAGCGCGAAAAAACAGATGGAGGCATACAAACAGCAAATCAATGCCCTGTTTGCTGATGACACTGCATTCGACTCGCTGTTTGCTGACGGGTTGCTCGATGTTGAGACCAGCACCAAGTTACTCGAAGGTATGGGCATGGCACACGAGGAGGCATTGAACCTCGCAAAGTCACTTGCCACGGCACAGATTGACATCGCCAACGCAGAGGCCGACGCAGAGATTGGAGCTATAGAGCGTGTCACCAAAGCCGACCGAAAGGCGCGTGACAAACGAATTGCCAATGCTGAAAAGTGGCTCGATGCAGCTGCTGACGCTTGCAGCGAGATAACCGAGCTTGTGGGCGCGTTGTTCGACGGCAAAATCCAGCAGATTGAGCAAGAGGAAGAGGCTAACCAACAAAAATATGACGCTGAGATTGCCAATATCGACATGCTTGCAGAGAAAGGAGCTATCACCGAGGACGAGGCGGCTATCCGTAAACGCGCCATCGATGAGCAGAACGCCAAGAAAGAGGAGGAACTTGCCAAGCGCAAGGCGAAACTGCAATATAAGCAGGCAGTCGCCGAAAAAGCCAACTCAATCGCACAAATCGGTATTGCAACCGCGCTCGGCATCATGAAAGCGTCGCCCAACTGGGTACAGATGGCACTCGTTGCCGCAATGGGCGCAATTCAGCTGGCCACCGCAATCGCCCAGCCTATCAAGGCGTATAAGCGTGGTACTGACTATCACCCAGGCGGCCCTGCAATCGTCGGTGACGGCGGCAAACGTGAGGTGATTGAGAGCCGTGGCAAGTACTACATTACCCCAGACGTGCCAACGCTTGTGAACATGCCCGAAGGATCTAAGGTGTTCCCTGATTATCTTGACTTCATCGCCAATGAACCACCAGTGGACTACGGCAAGTTAATCGCCTCGTTGCCGTTACCCGACATCAGTCCGCTGTTGTATGCCGACACCAAACCGCACGTCATTGTGAACAATGATTATCGCGAACTGCAACGTGAGATTGCCGAGGGAAACCGATTGACAAAAGCGATGATCAAGCAGCAACGCCGCCTCGCCAAAAAGGAGAAGTACGACCGTTACAGAGCCGAGAGAATATGAAAGAGCGACTGAGTGAATTGACCCTCGCCGAGTTCATAGACATGGAATGTGGTGAGCTTGACGTGCTGAAAGGCCACCATGAGATTGTGCCGCCTGACCGACTGTTAAAGGCGCGTGAGTCCATATCGCACGAGTTTATGAGCATAGCCAGTCCGGCATCGTTCAAATCGATGGTCATAGACCGAGAGCGCAAATCAAAGATGCGCACGCGGGCAATGTTTTTCGGAACGTTGAAGTCTTTGCTCGAAGTCGGTGGCGTGGACGAGTGCCGTGACCTGCTTACGCAGTATGGGAGCGACACGAAAGGACGTGATGACGAATGGATAAGGCGTGAAATTGTTTCACAACTCAACGCCGCGACGTTTGAGTTAAAGCGCATGGGCATCGATGTGCCGAAAAATGCCGGAACCACTCCCGATGACGTGCGAAAGGGTTACGAGGGCATGGTGGCCGACTTGATGATAGCCAACAAAATGAGCATAGACATCAACACTATACGCGCCAGCGTTTTCGCCTCGATGGTGTACAAGGCAAACGAGCTTGCGCGTGCGATGAACGCAAAGATAAAGTCCCACAAGTAATGTACTGTACTCTGATTGTCGTGGCCGTGAGAGAGATACTTGCGGCCACGATTTTTCATTTTCAGTGAACATTTGAACTTTGTTGTTAGTAATAAATTCGGTAAACAATGAGGATTTATGAAAAACAACAAAGAATGCCGCCGACTGGTTGCGAGGGTGTCGGCGATCGAGCAAAAGTGCGACCTGATATTGTCGCAGCTGAAATCCCTCCGTGTGAGCAACGACATTGACGAACTGATTGACCGACTGCACCGCCAGGCGCGTGCGATGCGCAAAGACCTGCGACGATGAGTGGCGTGGGTGAGCAAATCGCCGCGCTCTATTCCTGGATCAGAGGCGTGGCGTGCCGACTCTCGTCCTGTGTGGCAGACGGCGAGGACTTGGCGCATGACACAATCATCAAGGCATTGTTGAACGCTGACCGCTACGATGGCGTTAGGGACATAAAGCCGTGGTTAATGACTATTTTGCTCAATACGCTCAAGAGCCGATTACGTCACGGCGGCTGTGTGCCGGTGTGCCCAATTGGTGAGGACGTTGAGCGTTTCGCAACCGATGACCCTGCACGGCAATTCGAGTGGCAGTCACTTGCGGCAATCGTCAAGCGCATGGCTGTGACCGACTACGGCGTGCGCTCGCTGTGGCTGTATGCGCTCGGCTATGACTACGGCGAGATAGCCTCACTAACCGGCGTAAGCATCGGCACGGTCAAAAGCAGGATTTTTTACACACGGCAACGACTGAAAAGGATGCTAAATGCCTAAATGTCAGTAAAAGTTAAGGTGTTAAAATGGTGGCCTAAAAATTTGCGTCTATTGTAAATATACGCTAACTTTACAGTACAATAATAAACTACAAGTCAAACCATTAAAACTGTTAAAGTTATGCAGACAAAAAGTAATTTCCGCGTGAGAGTTATGAACTATGCCCACCACATCTTCGTGAGCGGCGAGTGCACTTGGAGTGCAGCACTGAAAAAGGCATGGCAGCTTTACCGACTTGCCAAGGCGATGCGCAAGGGCGTGGTCAAGTTCTTCTATGAGAAAGTCGACGGCAGTGCCCGCGTCGCCTATGGCACTCTGTGCAATCTCCCTGCCGGCATCACTTCAAAGCGTAGCAGCAAGGCACCCAATTTCAGCACTATGTGCTACTGGGACACTAAAAAGGGCGCATTCCGCTCTTTCAGAGTTGAGAACTTCATCGCCGTGGCCGTATGAACGAGGGAGCTTTACTCATCAAGAGCGACGGCAGCGTGAAACCGATAGTCCCTGCGAATGGCAGGGACTATCGGTTTCACGCTGGAAGAGTTGCAGGGCTATGTCGAGGGACTCATTCAGATTATTGACTTGACCAGTGAGGCGATTATGGTGGTGAACGAGGAGGGCAAGGGCGTGTTGCCGCCGAACGGCATGGCAACCGTTATAGCGAAAGCCAGCAATGCCATATTTCCACACGATTACATCGCCGGCAATGCCGTCATGTGCCACACTGACCTGGTTAAGTAAACGCTCGTGAATGAAGTTAATTTCCTTCACGAAAAAATGTCCGGCAACAATGCCGTTTGGAATATTCCGCGATTTGGCAACAAGTGGCGCGGAAATATTCCTATATCTCCACAAAAGAGCGATAAGTAGCAACGGCACAAACAATTAACGGCATTTTTCGGCACGTCCGCAAATTTGAGATTTCAGGAAATTGGCACGTCGGGTTTCTTTTTGACTTATATTTGCGCCAAAGAGAAAAGCAACGGCAATGCGGACGAAATTCCACATTATAATTGGCGGCACGAGCCACGAAGTTTCACCAACCGACATTAAAAACTGGGACGAGGTGAAATTCACCCTGGAGCGCAAGGACTTCAGCGGTGTCATGCGCTCGTTTTCGTCAGATTTCGAGTTTGTCGGAGCGGCGTTCACGTTGTTGCGCGACCTCTACCTTGCTGATGGGTTCCTTGCAGCTGCAGAGATTGCCGTATCGACGAAAAACAATGACTGGACTTATACAGAGCAATTCCGTTGCCCGTTGGACTTCTCGACGATCGAGATAGAGAACGGCGTAATGACAATCAGCTCAATCGACAACACGCTCGCCGGACTGATAAAGGCGCAAAAGTCCACCAAATACCAGTTCGACGTTGCCGACCTCGACACTGAATTTGTCGAGGTGAGGCGCATTGCCATTTCCAATAGCCAGCAATTCGGGTTTCTCTACAGTGAGACAAACCGCCAGACCTACCCCGAACTGAAAAAGGGCAGGGACTCGATTGTGACCACCACCTACATCGAGCCGCACGATGAGACACACGGCGAGCCCGCCGAGTCGTTCTTTGCTAAAGTACTGACAATAGGCGCAACAATGCAGGTTCACGTCACCGGCCTCGTGAGGTGCTATTTCAGCCCAACAAAAAAGGGGCTGAACTATGCCGACGGAAACACGCTCAATGACATTCCCATCTGCGATTTGCAGGTGAGGACGCTTGAAATTGACCAGTCCGATTACGTCGTTTGGACTACATTGTTCAATGACGACTTGTTGCATTTCAGAGTACACGGCACGATGATTAACGCACTTATTGGCGGCTCAAAGGACGTGGTATTCAACTCACTCGATGACCTAAAAGCGGCGGCAGGCACGTTGTATAACGGCAAGTTCGGCGTTGTCAGGGGTGAGGGCGGGAGCAACAATCCAAGCTATCCGTCCTATTGGCTATATAATACCGTCTACGAATATCAGAACGGGCACTGGATCAACAAGGGAGCCCCCGAAGATTACTATCAGGATAGGAGCGTTAGCATAGGCACGTCGCTCGATAGCACACGACTTACTGAAGGTTGCTATGTGCAGTTGTGGTGTACCGAGAAGTTGAAGTTCCAGTATGCAACGATGGTAATGACGTGGAACGACCCAGTGAGTGACCCTGTAGTGTGCCGTGCCGTTAGGCCGCTGACTCTGGCCACGAAAATCGTGCAGGCCATATCGCCATCGGCAAGCGTGTCAATAGCCGAGGATGATAACGGGCGACTGGCAAAGTCATATATCGTGCCTGGCGAGGTGCTGCGTGGCATATCGTCGGCAAAGGTATACTCCACGTTCCAGCAATTCGCCGAATGGATTGAGGCGGTGTTTGGCTACACCTACCGTATCAGTGGCAACGTGGTGGAGTTCGACCACCGCACGGCGATATTCGGCAGCGACGTGGTAAAGGTAATCGGAAACGCCCGTGAGGTCAAGTACTCAATTAACGATAATCTGATTTATGCCGAAGTGCAGGCAGGTTATAGCAAAAAAGAGTACGGCGAAATCAACGGACGATTTGAAAAGAACTTCACCAACTACTACACTACCGGCTACAATGCCACCGACAAAAAACTGCAACTGATAAGCAAGTACCGCGCCGACATTTACGGTGTCGAGTTCGCCGTCCGAAAGGGTGAGAGTGAGACGAAAGACGACAAGGCCGATGAGGACGTTTTCGTGCTTTACTGCGTGTCATTGCAGTCAAGCGATTACCCGGTATATCTTACCAGCAATGCCTTCTATAATCCATCGTACTGCGTTGCCAACAATGCCGCGTTCATTTCCGTTTTCGGCAGCGGCAAGGCTGTGACGCTCACGATGACATCGAGCGACGGCGACAACGGACTTGTTGACGTTTCCATAGCAGCCGGCACGGCATTGTTCACCGCTGGCGAATTGGAGTTCACCACAGAGGACATGATACTGCCCGAGGACTGGGACGGGCTGATACAGATAGACCACGGCGGGTATCGCTTTAAGGGTTATATCAGCAAGGCGGAGGCAAGCTACGGACGGCAGAGCGGAATTGAGTACAAGCTAATCGTCAAAGACATCACAGAGCTATGATACTGTCACCATTCACCCCTATATTTTTCAAGCCGCGCAAAGGGAGCAACGGAGTGCCAAGTCGGTACATTCAGACCTTTGCGCCGACTGACCACATCGAGCTGCAGCTGATATGCGCCGTCGGAGAGACCGCGCCAGTGACGAAAGTCTATAACGCCTACGACGATACTGAGATTTACACGATTGAATGGAACTCGTGGACGATGAACACTAATGACTTGCTGTATTTCGCCACGATTACCGGCCTGAGCAACGGACATTATTACATCGACATGCAAGGCATTGGAACCAGCGAGCCGTTCAAAGTAACCGACTATGCGCTGGAGCTCAACCAGACCACGCTCATTCAATATGCGATGAAAGACAACCGCCAGCGAGACGATGCTGTGTTCCTCATTGACGGAATGCCGTTGTTTTTCGATTTCCGCGTCCCTGGAGGGTTCAAGGATAGCGGTTGGGCGTTCGGCGTGGAGAATGAGCAGTTCGTGACCGATGACGCGAATATCGTTGAACTTTATGGGCAGGAGAGCACATCTAAGGCATTCACTATGGGTGACGGTGGCGGCGTGCCTATTTGGTTTGCCGAATTGCTCAACCGATTACTGACGTGCAATTACGTCTATTTCGACGGTGTGCGGTATGCCCGCAAAGAAAGCAACGTGCCTGAGGTGAACATCGAGGACGACTTGCTCAACTCATTCGTGATTACGCAGATCGTTCAAAAGGTGACTTTGCTCAATCCTGAGATTGAGTTCAGCAACCACCTTGCGCTACGTCGCACTGGTGAGGAAATCGCCGGCGACATCACGAATGACTATCGTGGCGCGGATAGCGTAATCAGCCTCCAAGATAATGTAAACCGTTTAATTGATTAAGATATGACAAACGAGGAAAAACAGTACATCATTAACGCTGTACTTTCGGCTATCAGGACGAATAGCCGGACCATATCGCAGCTGACCGCCGTACCCTCACTATCTGACTCTGATAGTTTCGAGGTAGGCGGTGGCAAGCGTGTCACCTACGGCGTGTTAAAGCAGCTCATTGCGTCGTACTGCAACGCCGACACCGACACACTACTTGCAGCCATCGCGCTGAAGGAGTTGAGCTCGGCGACTATCACGACCACAGAAACGACTGCCACGCTCACGATTACCAATGCCGGAGGCACGACAATCACAGCTACTATCCCCGTGGCCACCGACAACCAAGCGGGCATTATCACCGCCACGCAAAAGGTAAAGATAGACAGTGCCTACAGCAATGCCCAAAGCGCACTCACGCAAGCGGGCGAGGCAAAGAGTGCCGTGCAGACACTGAACAACAAACTCGGAACGGCAAGCGGTATCGCCACGCTGGATGCCAATGGCAAGCTGAATAGCAATCAAGTGCCGAGCAATGTAGTCACTGATACAGAACTTGAGACTGTCGAAGATAAGGCTGATGCGGCGCAGAGTGCGGCTGATGCGGCACAGGGTGCAGCCGACGCGGCTCAATCAGCAGCCTCGGCGGTGGCCGCCACCGTGGAGGCGATGAAGAAGTACGGCTACAAGTTCATGGGCGTGGCCACGCCGACCACCGACCCCGGCACACCGAGCGAGAACGTGTTCTACCTCGCCACCACCGAGGGCGACTACACCCACTTCCCGACCAATGCGTCAACCGATGAAGGGCCACTCTATTTCCACCTCGGAGCCGACGATGTCGCCATCCTGCGCTACACCAAGCCGACCGATGACTCGCCTATCATCTCCAACTGGAGCAAGGTGACGCTGAACCTGGCCAAAGGCACAGCGATTACCGCTATAAGAACCGCCATTGAGAACATAGCAGCCGATATAACCGACCTTGAAGACAGCATCGCACCGCGTCTGTTCTTCAACGGCAACGTGCTCACGGGTACTGAGGGCGAGAACATCACGCTCGCGCAGTTCGTGGCATTGACCGCCGGCGCGGCATTCGCCTTTGCCCGGAAGAAAGGCGTAGTTGTGACTCTCTCCACCGCTGACGGCTTGAAGAACTACCAGTGGAAAGGCACGACATGGAACAACACCGACGACTGGCGCAACTTCGGCGGCTCGGCTGCCGTGGGTAACTGCTACAACGTCACCAACGAGGCGAGCGACCTGCTGCCTGCCGGTACGGGCTATTTCACCCTCACCACCGCCATCGCGGCCGTGAAGACCAAAGGTGTGCAGGGTGTGGGTATGCAGATAACCTTTGCCGTTGGAGAGTCCACATGGAAGACTTACCAGTATGTGGGTGCCGACGTGACCGACACCAATTTTGACCTCGAGACCAACTGGGTTGACATGGCGGGTATCACCGCAGGCAACGAGGCAGTAATCAACATTCTCGACCTTTGCGGCCCTTGCACGGTTGCCCCTTACTACAACCTGCAATATGCCATCGCCGCGCTTGTTGACAAGCAGAATGCGACAGGTATCACCTACGCAAAGAGTGGCCTTGTCATCACCTACCCGATAGGCGAGAACCTTTGGGAGGCCAAGCAGTTCAACGGCATCGTCGAGAACTTCGGCGAGACCGGCCTGTGGAAAGACTTCGGCGGTGGCGGCAGTGCCGATGTAGAGACCAGCGACACCCCTGTCAGTGGTGGCGAGGACGCATTCAGCACAGGCGGCGCTTATACCCACCTCGCAAAGGGTGTGGAGATGCTGGAGGATAGCGAGGCACAGCAGCGTGAGGATTACGTCGAGGGCTACAACTACTTCTATCTCATCAACGAGAATGGAGACCGCATCGGCAACGTGTGGCGCATACCTAAAGGCGGTGGCGGCTCATCGACAACCAAAGTGTTCAGCGTGAACTTCCAACAATCGCCTTTCTATGCCGCCGTTGGTGGTAATTTTACCTTGCGTGCGTCAATCCGCAGCGCGACCGAGGAAGGTGGCGTGACAACTACCGACAGCATCGAGTCAATCCAAATCGTGGACCGCGACACCGCCCAGGTTCTGTTCAGTGACAGCACCACCCACGCGTCGAGCGAGAGCCGCACCGACTACTCGTTCACCTTTGACCTGTCCTCGTTCTTCACATCGGCAAGCACCCGACGTCTGCAACTGATTGCTGTGGACGGGGCGGGCGACAGGGCATCACGCACCATCAACGTGGTGGCCGTGGACGTGACTTGCCAGTGTGTGCAGGTGCTCAACTACACCAATGCGAGTGTGGTGTTCACCACCGACACCGTCAAGTCGTTGCAGATGTATCAGTTCCCGAACAACCAGGGCACGATTACCGCCGTCGTTGACATCTTCGTTAACGGCGAGTGGGTGAACATCGGCACGGCACAGGTCACAGACAGTTATGCCCACAACATCACCGTCAACCCGACCGCTTTGGGCTTGACGCACGGCGCATACCCCATCCGTATGTACGGCACCGACAACGCCAGCAGCGTGCGAGGCAACACCGTCTATTCGACCATCATGGTTGTTGACACGGCGAGTTCGCTGCCCATCGTTGCCATGCGCTACAACGATGCCAACAATGGACAAGTGCGGCTCTATGACACCGTGGCCCTTGAAGTCACCGCCTACACGCCCGACGCACAAGAGAGCGAGGTGGTAGTTACCGAGAACGGGGCCACCATCGCCACGCTGAATGTGAACCGCAGTTCCGTGGAGACCGTGAACCGCCAAATTAGCGGTGTGGAGCAAGGCACGACACTTGCCTACCAAGCCACGAGCGGAGCCAGCGCGAGCGGCACAATCAGCCTCACCGTCAACGGCAGCGTGATTGATGCGGCACTGACCACCGGCGCGATTTGCGCCTTCGACTTCGCCAACCGCACCAATAGCGAGGCAGGAAACCACGAAATCGTGGACGGCAACTACGAGATAGCCGTGAAAGGCTCTAACTGGTCGTCCAACGGCTTCAAGAACTATCTCGGCGGCAACTCCCTTGCCGTGAAAGAGAACGTCACGGCAGAGTTGAACCTCGCTCCGTTCGCCACTGTCGATGTCGCAAGCACAGGTTTCGCCCTGCTGTTCCAGTTTGCCTCGAACAACATCGCCGACAACGATGCCCACCTCATGGAGTGCTACGACGAGAACAACGGAGCGGGCTTCTACATCACCGGTCAGGCTATCGGCATCAAGTGCGGCAGCAAGGTCGAGGAGAGAACCTACCCCAACGGCGAGCGCATCACCGTTGGCATCCTCGTTGAGCCATCGAGCAAGTATGTGGAGTTCAAAGGCACGCGTTACTCGCTGATCAAGTTGTTCATCAACGGCGAGGAGAGTGCCTGTGTCGAATACACCTCCAATAACGACCTGTTGCAGGACAGTACCATCAAGTTCAGAGGCACCGAGGGTGACTTCTACCTCTACTACATGATTGCGTGGATGCAGAACATCGCCTGGATGCAGCAGTTCTTCAACTACCTCGTCAAGTTGACCGACACCTCGGCGATGGTGACGGAGAACACTTTCGAGGACGTGTGGAGCGGCAACACCTCCAACGGTCCCACGGCTGCAAAGCTCACCGCAAAGGGCATGCCGTACTTGATTGAGGCACCGTTCAACGGCAGTGACATCACCGCCCTGGACAATACCACCTCGACGAGCCGCAACAACTACATCACGCTGACTTACCGCGACCCGAACCGTCCGTGGCGCAACTTCGTCGCTACCGATGTGCGCCGGCGCAACCAGGGTACGACCTCGGCGAAGCGTCCCATCAAGAACGCCCGTTACTACCTCGCCAAGAAGAACGGCTCGACCTACGACAAGGCGACCAAGACTGGCGGCACGGTTGTCACGCCCGAGCTGTCGAGAACCGAGTTCATTGCCGCCTACGGCACCGAGCACATCGCGCTATACGACGAGGCTGTGGCACTGTTCGCCAAGAATAAGGTGCGTGTGAGAGAGGACAGCATTCCTGTTGACCTCATCACCGTCAAGGTGGACTACTCGGACAGCACCAACGCCAACGACTGCGGCGCGTGCAACATGATGAACACCGTCTATCGCCGTCTGGGAGCGCAGTACATGACCCCTGCGCAACGCTACTACGACGGCACCTACGATAACGGCGATGTCCATTTGACGGGGTTGCAGCTGAACCATTCGACAGCCAACCACCCGATTGCCATGTACCGCGACTTCAGCGGCACCGGGACGAGCCTCAAGTTCTACGCCAAAGGCAACTGGAAGGAGGACAAAAACGAGCAGATGGCTCTCGGCTTCAAGGACACGCCGGGTTACAACAAGGGCTGCCTCAACTACGGCGACTTCGTGGAGTTCTTCGGCACTTCGAGCGAGACGCTGGCTCAAGCCGTGACCCGTTTCCTCTCGGCAAGCGTCACGAAGGACACGAGCAAGGTGTACCTTATCTCGCAGTACTGCGGCTCGTCGTACAAGTTCTATCGCTATCAAAACGGCGCATGGACTGACACCACCGGCACGATGCGGCAGGTGAACGGCGCATGGGTCATCACTGGCGACGTACTGAACCCAGTGGACGGCTTCGAGTTGCTTGCCTACCAGGGAATGTGCTGGTGGCAGGGCGTGAGCTCCGTGAGCGACTTCATGGCTCCCAGCACCAACATTTCGTCATGGGTGCAGAAACTCATCGATAAGGAGGGCAGCGGTGTGTCCGGCACGTCGTTCCCCGCGTGGACCAACTACTTCGAGTGCATGATTGACGATGACCAGTTGCAAGCCGACCTCGCTATGGGGCGCAAGGCACCCTACTGGCTCTACCGCCTGCTCAAGTTCTGCAACGACTGCGACTACTCGCAGGGTGCGGACCTCAGCGGCGACTGGCACGACAATCTCTACAAGTACGTCAACCCCTATGCGCTGTATGTTTACAACGCATTCACCGACTATCTCGCCGCCGTTGACCAGCAGGCCAAGAACATGCAGCCCATGTTCTTCCTCGACGAGGGTGGTTCGGTAGAGGGTGGTGTGTACAAGTACAACGGCGTGGCCACCGAGGATTGTGCCGTGCGCATGTACCCCAACAAGGTGTACGATGCCGACACCCTGCTCGGCAAGGACAATGCCGGTGGTGCGACGGTCGATCCCGAAGTTGACCCCAACAAGCCGAGCGACCCGACAACTGGCTACAACAACCCCTATGCCGGTTGGGGCTCCGTGTTGTGGAACAACATCTACCGCCAGCCAACCGTCAAGGTCGATGCGAACAACGAGACCGACATGAACACCATCGTAGCGGCCATGCGCAACCTGCAAGCCACTGTCGATGGGGTCACCCTGTCGCCGTTCTCGCCCGATGGCTGCAAGCACTTCTTCCTCGACAACATCTGCAAGCGTTGGCAGAAGACTGTCAGCTCGTATGACGGCGAGAGCAAGTACATCGACAGCACCGAGAACATCGACACAACGGTTGAGGACAACACCACCTACTTCTACGCGCTGCACGGCTTGCGCCTCACCTCGCTGCCGTCGTTCATCGACCGCCGTTTCCGCGTCCGTGACGGCTTCTACCGCACTGGGTTATTCTTCAGCGGTGTGTGGTCGGCCCGTATCAACGGCAACGTGAGCACGTCAGGCATCACTATCAAGGCCGCCAAGACGGGTTACTTCGGTGTCGGTAGCGACAACTCGGGCAACCTGCGTGAGAGCGTGTATCTTGAGGCCGGACAGACCCACCGTTTCACGTTGTTCGACCACACCGAGGGCTCATTGCTCTACATCTACCAGGCGAACCGCATCAAGGAGATAGACCTCAGCGAGATTTCCATTTCGCAGAGCGAGATTGTGTCGTTCGGTGCTTTCACCCTCGCAGAGAAGATAATCCTCGGTGGTGCTGACCACGTCAACATGGGCATCGGCTCTTACGCCCCCATGACCGAGCCGCCGCTGGGCTCGCTGCCGTTCCTCAAGGAGTTGAACATCGTCAACACCCTTGCCACGGCCATTGACGCGTCGCAATGTCCTCGTCTGGAGACTTTGAACGCGACCGGTTCACCGCTTGCGAGCCTCGCCCTTGCCGAGACTTCGCCTGTGAGTGTACTGACCCTGCCGGCGACCATCTCTCGCCTGACGTTGGTCAACCTGCCCAACCTGTCGTATGAGAGCGGTTGCCTCACTTTCGAGGGAATGAGCGCACTCACGCAGATACGCATCGACGGCTGTCCGCTGCTTGATGGTGCGAAACTGCTCAACGATGCAGTGACCGCAGGCGCATCGCTGACCCGCATCCGCCTTGCGGGCATTGACGTGACCGGAAAGAGCGACATCCTCGTTGCCCTGCGCAACATGGGTGTGCGTGGACTTGACGCAAACGGCGATGCCATTGCTGAGAGCAACCAATGTTCCGGCTTGACTGGTGTGTGGACGTGCAGCGATGTGATAGAGGCCACCTTGCTCGCCAGCCTGCAAGCCTACTTCCCGTTGCTGACCATCTACAACGCCCAGTACACGGTCGTGCAGTTGGATGACAGCAAGACCGCGCCTGCCGAGGACAGCGTCATCAACCTTGACAACGGCACTTATGCCAACGACGGCAAGATGGGCTACGTCGCCAGCGGCCATATAACCAAGATTAAGGCAATGATGCACGTCTATAAGTCTGTGTACGACGAGAGTGCACAGAAGATGAAGTGCTACCAACTTGACGATGACGACATCGAACTGCTTGCCAATGGCGAGTCCTTTGACAGGACCGATGCAGGTGGCGAGGGCTACGATGTGATGCTCGGCCTGCCTCATTTTTGGTACAAGGGAGTGAACGACGCGCTCAACAGGAAGAAATACCTCGTACTGTCGAGCGAGACCGGCACACCCCGAAGTACTGCATCCGCCATCAGCCGTGTGTCGCTTGCTGCAACCATTGACGGGGCGGCCAACCCTGCTTTGGTCGCCGAGTACGTGGCCGTGTATATGTCGGCGTTCAATGTCGGTGACGTGTTCTCTTCCGCCAACCTGGGCCAGTCGTCCACCACGAAAGTCTATCAGATGAGCGTGGAGGGCATGAAGCAGGTGCGCTGGCCGACCATGAGCAGTTCGACCACCGGCATCCTGTTCCTCGACAAGGACGGCAAGGTCATCAGCAAGTTCGCGCCGTCGATCGCCGACAGCATGACCGACTTCCTCGCCGGTGACTACGTGTTCATGGACGTGCCTGCCAACGCCGTGAGGTTCGTGTTCACCGTGCCCATCACGTTCGGCAACACCACCACACTCGACGAGAGCGAGGCTATTGCCGTCAGCAGTACGGCGATTGAGGCTATCGAGCCCGACTGGGTGGAGCATGACTTTGAACTCATCGGCACCTACAAGGCATTCAAGGACGCGCTGCATCGTCTGCGCAGTGTGAGCGGTGTGGCACCCACCCGAGGCTCGGGAACGAGCACCACATCAAGTTACTGGCAATACGACGCCAACGGCAATGTCGTTTCGGCCTTGCCCGACAGCAGCCGCACGTTCAACATGACGTACCTCGACTTCCGCAACCTCTCGCGCTGCCGTGGTGCGGGCTACCAGCTTGTGGACTACGAGATGCACAAGTGCGTTGACCTGCTGTTCCTCGCCTGCTTCGGCACCCGCAACAGCCAGTCGCTGTTCGGCAACGGACAGGGCAACGGCACGCAGACCGGCGGCAGCGACATCTACACGACCAACATCGAGCGTGACGCGTCGCCGCTGCGTGAGGCCTCGCGGCCCCGTTTCTTCGGCTTGGAGGACTGGTGGGGCAACTGCTGGGAGTTTATGGACTTCGTGGCCATCAATGTCAAGAGTTACGCCGAGTACTACAAGAACAAGTGCGAGGTTCCTGCCGGCAGCGATACGGACAGGGTTTGGCACATCCGCATGCCCGACGGCACCGAGCGCGCCGTCAAGGGCGACCCGAACAGCAACTCAGGCGAGATTGTCCGCTTGCGCTGGGGGCGCTTCTGCGATGTGGTGCCGAGCAAGTTGCACACCAACACCAGCTACAACCAGTACTACTGCGACATGATGGAAATGCAGAACTCTACTGGTCGCGTCGTGGCGCGGTCCGGGGTCAGCAGTGCGAACTGCGGCTTCGTCTGCGTGAACGCGGTCAACGCTTCCTCGAGCTCGAGCAGCTTCTACGGCGCGCGGCTTGCCTTCAGGGGCGCAATCGAAATCGTTGAGTAGCGAGCGTGAGCGTCGGCGAAAAAATCGGCAAAGCGTAGAGTGAGAGTCGCCGTAAGGCGGCTGCTCACTCTCCCTTTAGCCGCGAGCGGCTTCGATTTTGAAAATTTTTTGTTCCAGGTGGCACAAATCGCAAAAAATGCCGTACCTTTGTCGCCGAAATCAAGGCGGACGACCTCTTTGTGGTCGCGTCGTGGCGCGGTCCGGGAACAACAACAATGCGAACTACGGCTTCGTCTACGTGAACGCGAACAACGCTTCCTCGAACTCGAACAGCAACAACGGCGCGCGGCTTAATTTCAAGGTACACCGCCCATGTTTCAGCGTGGGCATGTCGCAAATCGTTCCTCTACGTCGGCGACGTGTCGCCATGACGCACGGGCGAGGGGTCTGAGCCTCGGCAATCCTTTGTGGAGGAAGTTAATTTCCTCCACGAGAAGACCGAAACAAAAGAAACGTGGCAGAATTGCCGGTAGCGGAAGCGACAGTGACGAGCCACACCACCCTGAAGGCAATGAAACGATATGGGCACTTGATACCGTTAATCATCGAGCAGGGAAACATGAGCGCCAGCTTTGATGATGTGCTCGGCGACTTGAAGAACGAGAGCCGCAAGGCCACTCTGCGGGCAAGAAAGCAGGACATCATCGACCGATTAGCAGCCGCCATCCGTGACGGCTCTTTTCGTATAACCACCGTCCATGAGATGGAAGTCACCGACGGCCCGAAGCGGCGCGTCGTGCAGGCACCGCCCGTCATCCAGCGCATAGGCTGCCACGCCATCATGAACATCGTTGACCAAGTGTGCTACAAGTCCATGATACCCACCAGCGCGGCGAGTATCAAGGGGCGAGGTATGCACTACCTGCACAAGATTGTGAGCGACGACCTGCGGCAGCACCCCGGCGAGACCACCTACTTCTACAAGTGCGACATCAAGAAGTTCTACGAGAGCATTGACCAAGACATAATGTATGAGTGTGTCTGTCGTTATATTAAAGACAAGACATTGCTGCCAATACTCGAGAACTTTGTGCGCGTCATGCCGTCAGGTTTGGCAATAGGTCTGCGCTCGTCGCAGTGCTTCGGCAACATTCTGCTGGACCGCGTTGACCACTTCATGAAAGAAGTGGTGAAAGTGCGCTTTTACTACCGCTACTGCGACGACATCGTGATGCTGCACCACGACAAGAAGACTCTTTGGCTGTGGCGCGACATCCTTGTTGACCAACTCGCGTTGCTCGGCTTGTCAATCAAAGACAACGAGGTGGTGCGTCCTGTCGCCGACGGGCTGGACTTTCTCGGCTTCATTCACTACGGCACCCATTCGCTGCTGCGCAAGCGAGTGAAGAGACGGTTCGCCAGGCACATGGCGAAAGTCAAGTCACGCAAGCGGCGTGTCGCCCTCATGGGCTCGTTCAAGGGCATGGCGGTGCACGGAGATTGCAATCATTTATATTACACAATAACAGGACAGCACATGAAAAAGTTCAGCGAGATGGGTGTGACCTACACCCCTGCCGACGGGAAGAAACGTTTCCCCGGCAAAATGATGCGCCTTGGCGCTATAGTAAACAAAACCATTGAAGTCCACGACTACGAGAGCGGGATTAAAACGAGTCAGGGTGAAGACCGCTATGTTGTCAGTTTCTTCGACCCTGCAACAAAAGAGTGGGGCAAGTTCTTCACGGCATCGGAGGAGATGAAGAATATCCTCGACCAAATCAGCGACATCGAGGACGGTTTCCCCTTTGAGACGGTCATCGTGAGCGAGGTGTTCGACGGAAACAAAGTCAAGTACAAGTTCAGTTGAGATTTCAGAAATTTGAACCGTCGTATCTATTTTTGACTTACCTTTGCGGTGAACAATCAATTAAAACCGCAACGATATGGAGAAAATGTACGGCGCCGTTGAGCGTTTCGACGGCATTCAGCAGATAGGTCGCACCACCTTTGAGGTGTTCTACGGCTTCGGTGAGGACGAGAACGGCAAGTTCCAGTATCGGCAGACGCTGCCGTACAAGCCGCCGTTTGATTTCGTCAAGGACATGGTGTTGACGCAAATCAATGCCAACACACAGGAGAAAATCACGTCGGGGTTCAAATGGAATGATTTGCTTGTGTGGCTCAGCGAGGTGAACCAACTGAACTACGCCCGCGACTTCCTCGTCGCCTCGTACCTGCATGAGCGCGGCGAGCAGTTGGAGTTGCCCACCTACAAGTTCGGCACCGACGATGCCCCCATTTACTACACTTTCGAGACCTTCGAGGAGTTCAATTCATTCAGTGCGGCATGGGCGAAGCACATCAGCGACACCGTGCGCGACGGCTGGCACGAGAAGGCGAATGTTGACTGGTCGGGCTACGAGATTTGAAATCCAACTACAATTAAGCGCATCATAATTTGGTGCGCTTAATTTCTACAACCTTAAAATAGCATTTTCCGCAAAACCTTAAATAATACCACATTACACGATTTCCGAATTTGAGATTTCAAAAATTTGACTGAATGTGTTGTTTAAGTCCTTATTTTTGACGAAAAAATAAAGGACTATGAACACTGAATATCTTAACCGGCTATTTTTCTCGGTGATTGGAGCGGTAACCACCGCGTTATCGCCGACATTACCCTACATTTTGCTTTGCACGGTGGCAGTCCTTGCTGACTGTTACACCGCATGGCGGCTTGGCAAGCGCGTCAAAGCGGCGCACCCTGATAAGACTACCAGTAACACAGGCAAGTTCAACAGCCGCCATTTCCGTTCCGTGCTCGTCACATTGGCAGAGGTTTATGCCCTGCTCGTATTCGCGCACTTCACCCACATCTACATCACCGGCGAGTTACCGTTTAACGCATTGAAGTTGGCGGCTGGTTTGGTCATCGGATGGCAGGTGTGGAGCTGCCTTGAAAATCTGTCAAGCTGCAATGGTGCCAAATGGGCAAAGATGCTGCAAAACGTGATGATTGACAAAACCGAGCGGCACTTCGATGTGAATTTGAACGACCTAAAAGAGAGCGACGATGATAACGATTAAGCGTGGCAGCAAGGGCGATGATGTCGTGACCTTGCAGAAAGCATTAGGTATCACGGCCGATGGTGATTTCGGTCCCATGACAGAGTCCGCAGTCAAGTCGTACCAGTCGGCTCACGGATTGACCGCTGACGGCATCGTCGGTGCAAAGACGTGGGCGGCACTGGGAGTTAAAGACACATCCAAGTGCGTTGATCCTTCGGTGGTGTATCTGCCGTTGAGTGTCCATGTGAGCAAGTTGCCCGGGCGCAGCATCAAGTACCTCGCCATCCACTTCACGGCAGGCAGCAGTTCGGCACCTGGTAGGGCAAGGAGCATCAAACACGTTTTTGAGCAGCGACTGGCTTCAGCAGATTTCGCCGTGGACGATGCCGAGATGGTGCAGTTTAACCCCGACATCCTCAATTACTACTGTTGGGCTGTTGGCGATAAAAAGCAAGATGGTGTCAGTTGTCCCTATGCTTACAACCGCAACACTATCTCCATCGAGATTTGTTCCACGTTGCAAAAAGGCACGAGCGTTGGGAAACCGAACCATGAGGGCTGGAGTTATACCGAGGCGGCACTGAACAACGCCGTGAAGCTTGCGAAAATCCTCATGGCCAAGTACAACATACCCATTGAGCGAGTTGTTCGCCATTTCGACATATCGGGCAAGTTGTGTCCGGGCATTGTCGGATGGAATACCGGCTTCATCTACACCACCGACGGGCGAAAGACGAGTAAGCGCAACAATAGCGACAAGTGGGAGGACTTCAAAAAGCGACTGGTATGAAAGAGCGCAAATATTTGGCCCATGAAGAAAAGGCCGAGACGATGGCCATCCTGATAACCGCCGGCTTTGTCATTGCCGCATTAGTGGTTGCCGTGGTTGCAACCGTCGCACTGTTATGAAGTGGATTATCGCCATATTGCCCATTATGTTGCTGTGCGGATGCCGTACAAAGTACATCGCAACCGAATACCACACCACCGACACGCTCACAGTGACCGACACGATTTATTTGGAGCGCACTGTCGAGGTTTCGGCGGCACGGACGGACAGCAACACCACCAGCGAGATAAAATCCGCGAAAATCAAAATAACGGACTTCGATAGTGTTGGCAATGTGTCGCGTGTGACTGACATCGACCTGACCAGCGAAAAGCAGAGCAAGTCCGGCGGCATAGCGGTTGAGTCAGCCGTGGCCACCGAAGTCGAGCAAGCTGGCCACACCGAGCAGTCGGGCAGCAAGACCGACTATGAGAGGAACGAAATCCGAGTGCCATACGTCCCTTGGTGGGTTACCGCGGCCGGCCTTGTGATGATAGTAGTTACAGTATTAGTTTTATATAGGTTTGTAAGCCATTTGAAAAAATGAAATTTAGTTGTTAATTGATTGTGCCGCCGCGAGGTGGCACATTTTTTTTGATGTGAACCGAACTTTTTAGCGACTTGTTGGTAATAAAGAGTAGAGCGTCCTGTGATGATGAATTGTGATGATGACGACGCTTGACTGGACGTGTCGGAAACGGCACGTCCTTTTCGGTTTAAGCGGCTGAAAAACAGCGCAAAAAAAGTTCAAAAAAAGTGTGATTTTTTTGGCAAAAAATTTTGCCACGTCAAAAGTTGCCCCGAAATTTGTAGTGTAAACAATGAGAGTTTACAAGGGCAAGCAGACCCCCTGAAGTGAAAGCAAAACCAACCAAAACCCCAATATCTTATGAGACTGGCAATCATCATTAAGATTTGGAAAGTGAGGGTAAAATTTGAGATAGCCCTCTAATCCAGCCGGGGCGGTGATGTGACCACCGCCCCCTTTGGGGTTTGGTTGGAGTTGCAAAGGTATGTAATATTTTTGAGACCGCAAAAAAATGGCGCGGGGAACCACCCACCGCGCCGTAAAGTCAAACCAATACTGTAAACTGAAAGTTTTGCAGCATTGATGTTGCAAAGGTAGGCATATTTTTCGTAACGGCAATGACTTGAACCGAAAAAATCACTTCAATCTGTCCAAAACGAGCCGAATAGCGTCAGTCGCTTGTTGAGGCGTGACGGAAATGTAGCTATATAGTGCCGTGGTCACCTTGTCAACCCGATGCCCGAGAATGAAGTCCACCACGCTCTCGCTCACGCCGGCCTCGAATGCGTGCTGGGCGAATGACTTGCGTGCGGCGTAAAAGATGAGCGACTTGATGCCGATGGCTTTTGCAAGTTCCTTCATCTTGACCGTAAAGATGTAGTGCAGCGTGTGGGCGCAGTTTTTCGTGCCGAGCGTGATGTGCCCGTCCTTGCCTTTGTACTTTGCGATGATAGGCTGTGCCTCGTCTGGTATGGCAAACTCCACGTACTTATTCATTTTCGGTTTCTTTTTCGTTTTGCTGCGGACGTAATGCAGGACGCGCTTGCACTCGTTAAAGTTCACGCTTGCCAGGTCCACGATGTTAATGCCGCCGAGGTAGTAACTCAACATGAACATATCACGGCAGACGGAAATGCCGCGATTGTCAGTTTGCACGTCGCGGATCTGCTTGACTTCATCAACCGAGAGCCACGACTGGCGAACTTCCTGCGCCGGCAGCTCGTACCCGATGAACGGGTTATAGGCAGGCACGGCGAAACGGCAACGCTCTGCGAAATTGAGCAGTACCATGATAAAAACGAGTTTGTCGCGGCGGGTGTTTGCCGTGTAGCCACGTTCAATCATGAACTTGTTGAACCCTGCGAGTGTGAGGTGGTTGATGCGTTCAAAGAGCGTGTTTTCGTCAAGGAACGCCGTAATGCAGCGGTAGTGCCCTCGATATCCTTTGCGTGTGCCATCGGCGATGTCTGCCACCTCCATATATTTCTCATAGACTTCCTTGATTGTTTTGTGCCGGTTGAAATCGGCGTGCGTGATTGAGTAGACCAGCTCGGGGCATGTAAGTCCGTCAATGTAGCCCAAGTCGTCGATAGCGTCCTGGTAGTGTTGCACCATTTTTCGGAGCTTGGTATTCAGGAACGCCGCGTCGCCACGGTTGACGATGATGCCGTTTTTGAACTCGCGTACATTATCTATTATAATTGATGTGGGAATGTAGCGAGTTTCGCCGTTGTGGGCGACCGATACACGGACTTTGTGCCGGCCACCTTTGAGTGCCTTTGTAGGCACGATGACAGTACGGATTGTTGCCAT